GAGCGCGGGCAATTAGCAATCAAGTACAAGACTGAGAAGGTTTTCTTTAACACGAGCGGAAAACGCTTTCGCAGGGACAGGTATTATCTCGTGCAAAAACGACTGATAGAAAGTAATAGGATAGATACTATTACAATCCTTACTGTGAGCGATTACGATGCTATTGTTAAACCTTCGATGTCTGAACAATGATACACATAAGCAGGTTATTCATTGAAGCGTTCACGCCCAATGAGCAGTTGATTATGCTCCGTTTGCTGCTCAATGCTGATGCATACGGGAAGGTTGAGTTTAGCGACAGGGGTATGTCAAAAGCAACTGGAATACCATATCAGCAGGTCAGAACAATACATCAAAAATTCCTTGCTTGTGGTACGATAACTAACGCAGTTGCTAACGCAGCCTCTAACGCAAATCACGTTTTTGTAACTATATGTGATTATGATAGTTACAATGCTTTTAACATTTTTTCAAACGCAGTCACTAACGCAGTGATTAACGCACTTGAAGAAAAAGAAATTGTAAAAGAAAAAGAAAAGGGTTTCCCCCATACCCCTTTACCAATAGAAAAAGAAATTAACAAAGAAAAAGAAATATTACCCCCTAACCCCCTACAAATCGTTGGCGGAGATAGTGACAAAACTCTTTCCGAACTTGAAAAGGACTTTGAAACTTTCAGGAAAAAGTACAAGCAGTACGGCGGCAAAGTAAGAGGGTTTGAAACGGAGTTTGAAAATTTCAAGAAAAAGCATAAAGACTGGAAAACTATCATTCCTTTGCTTATGCCGTCCTTGGAAAAAGAAAACGAAGAGCGAAGAAAGGCAAGCCTGACAGGGAATTTCTTCCCACAAATGAAAAACCTGCAAACGTACATCAACCAAAGGTCATGGGAATGCTATTCTGATAACAAGTTGAACTTTGGCGAAGACGAAGAATATAGTCCGCTGACCGATGGAATTATGCAGCGTTGGGACCCAGTAAGGAAATGCTTGCTATTTGGCGGCTATTTCAATATGCTCAACGATGGCTACAACGATGACAACAGACCGAACGGCGCGAAAGTTGCACACTGCCAATATACTTGGATATGGAACGCAAAAACCAAAGAATGGGTCCAGCAATAACGACAAACAATCATGAACATTGACGAGATAAGAAAATGGCATAAGGTCTTCAAGCGAGAGGGAGAACTGTTTGAAATACGTCTTCTTGGAGATAGGACTTGGAGCGGCTATTTTTACGATGTGGAACAAGCCATTAAGAAGTTGCAGCCTTATGACAATTTCAACATTTATTTCTCCGTCAATGAAGTGAAGCGTGCCTGCGCAAGCAGAGAACAGTTCGGCTCGTTTAAGCAAGTCAAGGGCACTGCGACCAGCAAGCAGGACATAGAGCATAGATGGTGGCTCCCGATAGATGTTGACTGCGAACGCCCAAGCGGTGTAAGTTCAACCAACGATGAAAAGGCACTTGCATATAAAAAGGCTGGCAACGTGTTCCGATTTCTTAGGGATAATGGCTTTAGTGAGCCAGTAGTGTGCGATTCGTCAAGCGGCTACCATATCTTCATCCCGATAGATATGGAGAACACACCCGAAGCGGAAACGACAGTCAAGACTTTCCTTGAAACACTTAGCATCAACTTTACAGACGGCAATGTCAAGATAGACAATGTTCTATTCGATGCCAATAGGATAATTCGTCTTCCTGGCTCTTTCGGGCGCAAAGGCAGAAGTACGGAGGAAAGGCCGCATCGGCAAGCGAAGATACTTTATGTACCCGAAAAAATCACGAGAATACGGAAAGACTTTCTCGATGCTTTCAACGATAGGTACAAGTTGTCCGCTGAACAGCCTGTAAGGAGATACAACAATTATTCAAACGGCACTCACGAAGAGTTTAACCTGCGGAGGTTCATTAATGAGCATGGCATAAGTATAGCGAAAGAAGTTCCACTTTCAGGTGGAGGAACAAAGTTTGTGCTTACCGAATGCATCTTTGACAGCGGTCACAAAGCACCAGATGCCGCAATCTTTGAAATGCCGAACGGCGCAATAGCTTACAAGTGCTTCCATCAGTCCTGCTCTTGTCACGATTGGCGGGAAGTAAGGTTAAAGTTTGACCCACACGCATACGACCAACAACAACAACAACAACCATATCAACAACAAAGGAAAGTACAACAAAGGCCGCAACACGTAGAACCGACAATAAAGCCTGAAACTCCCGAACTTGGGAAGAAATGGTTTTCGATGAAGGATATTCAAAAAGTGAATATCAACGACATCGAGCATATAAAGACAGGCTTTATGTCATTGGATAAGGCAACAAAAGGTTTGTTTTATAGTTCACTTGTCGTTGTCAGCGGCTCAAATGCTTCAGGGAAATCGTCGTGGCTGAACTCGCTCATTCTTAACGCAGTCCAACAGGGGGCAAAAGCAGCATTGTGGAGCGGAGAGTTGAGGCCGGATGTGCTAAAGACGTGGATGCAAATGGTCGCTGCTGGAAAGGATTTTTTACGGCAAGCAAACAATGGACATTATTACTACGTTCCAAACGACATATCAACAAGGATAGATGATTGGCTTGATGGAAAATTCTTTCTCTACAATAACGAATACTCTAACAAATGGGAACAGATATTCAATGATATGAATGAGTTGCTTTCCATGGGAGTTAGGATATTCATTCTTGACAACCTTTTTTCTCTTGACATCGACGTGTTTGATGGTGACAACAACAAGAAACAAAAAGACCTTGTTAATCAACTTGTAGAGTTCAAGAAAAAGAACAAGGCGATAGTAATTCTTGTAGCACACCCAAGAAAGACAACATCGTTCATACGGAAATACGACATCAGCGGAACGTCTGCAATAATGGATGCAGCCGACTATATCTTCATTGTTCATCGCGTCAACAATGATTTTAGGAGGACAGTGAAAGATGTTTTCCCGACATTGCGTTTCAGTCCTACTGAAAATGCGCAGGAATACGGCAATATGATAGAGGTTGCCAAGGATAGGATGATGGGAACGCAGGACTTTTTCTGTGGTATGTATTACGAAGTTGAGAGCCGCCGTTTTAAGAACACCGAAAATGAGGTTGTTTCCTATGGCTGGCGCGGAGATAATGCCGTTCAACAAGTGATGTTTGCTGAAACGCAAGCATCAACATCTTCTGCTGACGATATGCCATTTGGTGAAACTCTCCCAGATAGTGAACTACCATTTTAAGAGCAAAGATGAAATACTCAATTTACATAAAAGGTTGCCATAACAATTACGACAATTCCGCATCCCTCGCTTTTGCGGTTTTGTGCAATGGAAAGTTGCTGGCCACAAAGTCAGCCAAGTTTGTTGATGTGATACCAACAAAGGAAACGAATATTCCGATTTTGCGGTACAAAGGGCAGTTCCAAATGGAGATTTACGCTATTGGATGGGCATTGTCATTTATCGACGATGATGATGCAGTATGCGTTATTTGGACGAACAACAGTGCTGTTGCCGGATGGATAGCAGGGTGGGAAGTTCCCGAAGACTATGCCAAAATGTTCAATATCTGCATGAAATACGCTAAAGGAAAAACCATTACTGCCGAGTGGATTCCGAAAACATCAGAAGACGAATGGAATGTGTTTGTAAACAACGAGGCATTCCAAAAGTTAAAGATTTAACAACAACCAAGACATATATGAAATACGACAAAAACAATCCATTAAGGGTATTTGAGGCTTTTGCTGGCTATGGCAGTCAAAGCCTTGCTTTGGAGAGGCTGAAACGCGACTTTCCTGAATTTGACTACAAATTGATTGGCTTCAGCGAGATTGACCCAAGTGCGATTACCGCTTACAAAGCGTTACATGGTGACGTTGAAAACTATGGTGACATCAGCAAGATTGATTGGGGCAAAGTTCCTGATTTTGACTTTTTTACAATGAGTTCGCCCTGCCAGGACTTCAGCAATGCTGGCCTCCAGCGTGGTGGAGAAGAGGGTAGCGGAACGCGTTCTTCGCTCTTATGGGAGTGTTCGAGAGCCATAGAGTTAAAGCGTCCTAAGTACGTCTTCTTTGAGAATGTAAAAGGACTTGTTCAGCAAAAGTTCATCAAAGGTTTTAACGCCTGGCAAAGGCGGCTTGAGGGTTTCGGATATGTAAATTTTGCCCAGGTACTGAATGCCTCTGATTTCAACGTTCCTCAAAATAGAGAACGGATATACATGATTTCCATTCTCATAACTGAAGACGAACAAAACCCAAGATATTTCTTCCCAAAGAAAATGCCGTTGGAACTTTGTTTGAATGATGTTTTGGAAGAGGAAGTTGACGAAAAGTATTTCTTGTCCGACGAAATGCTTGCAAGGTTTTGCGAAAAGAGCATTGAGGAAGATGGGAGGTCTGCATCTTCAGAGAATGATTTTGACGAAGAAGACGAAGAGGATTTTGAGAACTTCTTTGTTGCCCAGTAGGATTGTTCCGCAGAATGTTTGTTCGGGTGGTATTGCTTGCACTTTGAACACGCGATACGAAGATGCTGCGATAAGGGACTACATCACTCTTCGCCATTACCCTAAAAGCGCATAGTGCTATATTTATGAAACAACGTAAGCTGCCCCCCCCCCTCAACGACTTATAGGACTGCCAGTTACAAAAGACGGCCTTGCTCCGACAATCACCGCCGTTTACGAGGTAATCGGAGCGGCAAATTTGATAAGCGTAGCGCATTATCCGAAGATGGGTATCGGGGTTGTCTATGAAACATAATGTGTAGAATTATCCGTTTGGGCAATGTATTCCCAAGCGATGGCCAAAATGGTGACGTTTTCTCACCAGATGGCCTATCGCCAACATTGAGGTCAGGGCAGGGCATTCGTGGAAGAGGTGTTGGAAGTTGCAACTCGCCTAAAATAGCATTGTTGTATGAAGAATAAACCAACAGGAGGCAAACGCCTCGCTTCACTTATTGAAAGCGGCATTCCATTTAAGAGCGGCGTATGGCTCGACACGTACAATCAAATCTACAATATTTCTGTTTCAGGTACAATCAAAGCGAGGATAGACGCAAATTGCATGTATTTTGTAACGAAAGCGTATGAAACTTAAAGGAGGTGAGAGGGTAAGGTCTCTCATTGAAAGCGGTGTGCCTTTCGTTAGCGGTATATGCCTTGACTGTTACAACCAGCAATGGCACATCGGCTTGCACATCACGATAACGGCAAGATACGACGATGGCAACAAATTTGTCACACAAGTTTATGAGACATGAGAAAATGGTTTTGCCAAACCCACGTAGCACATACGGCGAGTTTAGAATTTCATCGTTATATTCTCCTACGTTAAGGGCGCGTGATTTCAAAGACCCCATCCTTGTAATTGAGATATATGAGACGGATCCTTTACGGCTACACCCGTGACAACAAGAAGGGTGAGATATTGAACTATCATCCAAAGGATATAGCAAATGTCATTCATACGTTCACGGGTAGCGGCTTTACTACCGACCAATTCATTGGAGTAATCTATGAGCGTTAAATCTACCCCCCCCCATACGGCTTATTGGTTGCAACACCAAAAACGATGGCACTTGCAGGACAATCAAAGCCAACTATTACAAGACAGGCCGCATCAATTTCCAGTACACTAATGATTGGGGCACCACAGGAGCAATTCACATCTATGAGAAATAAATCAACGCAAATATTAATTGTCGGCTATGTTTGGTGTAGCAAGCAAAACGGATGGGTTATTGACACAAAGGGAGTGTCGCCGTGCATTAGTGTTGGTTGCCATTCGGGCGTTGAGCCAAGAATAAAGGTGGCGTATGAAACGTAAGTTGTTGCTTTATGGATGGTCAAGGGACGAAAAGGGGAATATTCGCAATTACCATCCAATGATAGTATGCAACTGCTTGACGGAATCTTCTGCGCATAGCGGCTCTATGCGCCCAATAGTAAGGATTGTCTATGAAGATTAAGAGGATAGGCTTTGTATTTGGTTGGGAGCATCGTTCGATGGCTGGCCGATTGTATTCAACAGACGGCATTTCTGCTACGCTTGGTGGTTGCAGCAAGGTTTCAGGATATAACTCTTCATACATTTCTTGTGTTTATGAAACATAAGAGGGAAGGTTTTCTCATACGGCTTCCAAACGGAAGATGTCAGTTGTGGGAGGTAGGAACAATTCTTGACAATTCATTTCCAAATAGCAACACACGGCGAACAAGAGTGACACGCTTTGTTTCGCCTGCAATTCAAGCAACAAATATGGCACATTTGCTTTACCTTGATTGTTATGAAACGTATTAACGCTCTATGCGTGGCAAGGGCGAGAACCGCAGAAGAACGGCTTAGACGGCACTTATACGGCGATGTAGGAGCGACTTACTCCAAAGGGAAATACGGTGTGCTTGTCGGTCCGGTAATGAGTACTGTGACAACCGCAGCAACCAAAGACAATCTATGCGCAGAAGTCTATGAAACGCATTAAATTCCACAACTACGACACTTCTGAAAAATTAAAAGTTTCAAAGACAATTCTTGCAGGTTGCTACAAGTTTGGCGGAGCAACATTGCTAAGAACCGATGGTGCAACGATGACAACAATAATCGAGATATATGAAACATAAAAGAGATTTTCATAAGCAAGTGCGTGTGGTTTATCGTGCTTGCAGAAAACTTTATGGGAAGGAACACACCCAAGACGAATGCCTGAAAGTGTTCAAGATAGTCTTCCCGGAACTTAACAAGTTGCGAAATAGCAAAGAAGAACGTGCAGAGATACCCGACAAGATTGTCAGCGGACTTTGTGCCATTTTCGACGAATGGAAGCCAAGCGGAAGGCTGAAGGAACTGCTCGACAAGGTGAAAGACCAAATGCAAATGCCGTTCGACTGGCAGAGGAAAGCACTTATTCAGTTCTACGAGGACATCACGCCTGTTGCCATGCGGATAAGGAAGTTGACCCCAAGGGAATGTTACAGACTGATGAATGTTGGCGAAAACGACATAAACACGCTGCTTGGAAGTCCGCTTTCAAACAGTTCACACTATCGCCTTGCAGGCAACAGTATTGTCGTTTCCCCGATGTACCACATGTTCAGAAAACTATATGTGGAGAAGGACATGGATATTGAAAAGGGGAAACCAGTTCAACTTACGCTGTTTTAACAACAACTACAATAGTTTTACTTAATCATTAAAAAGAAATGGAACATCTTAGAAACAGAAGCGGTTTTTGGTTTGAAGTAACCATAGCCTTTGACGAAATCAACGAGAACGGAGTGTTGAAAGAGAAAAAAGAGAAGTACGTGGTTGAGGCTGCGACGTTCATTGACGGAGAAACGAGAATTACAAAGGAAATGGAGTATGCCAACCGCCCCGTCAAGGTAACGGCGATGTCAAGGCCGAAGTACGGCACGGTGTGTTTCAACGAGAATACGGATGCCGAAAGTTTCTTCAAGGTCAAGGTCTGCATCCCGGAGATTACTGAAACACGCAGCGGAATGAAGACGAAGGTGAAATCGCACTACCACCTCGTCCAGGCTGCAAGCGTTGAGGAGGCGCGAAAGGCAATCATCGATGCGGTTTATCAGTTCACCACCGAAGACTACGAAATTGCAGACATCGTAAAGACGAAGATTTGCGACGTTTTGGAGTTTGGCAAACATCTTGAAAAAGAAGAATAGTATTTTTCATTATTTGTTTTGGTTGCCCCTTGCCGATGTCAATGTGTCGGCATGGGGTTTTCTTATCATCATTAACGATTAACAAAAAAAAGAAATGATAGTAAAGATAAAGAAACTGCATCCCGATGCAGTCATTCCAAAGAAAGCGCACAACGATGATTTTTGCTACGATGTTGTTGCGACATCGTGCGAGGAAATTGCGCCGAACGTATGGAAGTATGGGATTGGACTTGCCTTTGAGATACAAAGGGATGAACTTTGTGAGGAAATGGAAGTTGACTTGAGCATTGACATAAGGCCACGTTCGTCAATATGGAAGACGGGAATGGTACTCGCTAATTGCATTAGCACTATTGATGAAGGATATAGGGGCGAGGTGTCTGGAGTATTCTACCATGTTTTCCCCGATATGCCCAAATACGAGGTTGGCGACCGCATCGGCCAGTTGAAGATTGGATTTACCGAAGGCATCGTGTTTGTGGAGGTTGACGAATTGTCCGACACAAATCGCGGCAAGAATGGCTACGGCTCGACAGGGAAGTGAGTATGGGAGTTGTCACCGAACTATACTATGCGGCCAATGGTAGCGGCCAATGCTGCGTGTTTCTTGGCCGTCCTGTTCGCAATGAGGAATGGCGCGTTTGGGAGGGAAGGATGTACGGCTTTATTTCCTCCACCGTCGCTTGGATGGAGACTTTCGGCTTAAACCTCCCTCCTATGAAATGGGAGGACGAGCCATTGAAACTAACATTAACATTGACTTTCGATGAAGAATAACTATTTTGTGTCTGTTTTCGTGAATGGCAAGAATGCGAACTTGTACTTTGCCGAAACACTTGATGACCTTGCGACGGTGAGGGCGTTTTACAAGGATTGCGAGATTTGCGTGTTTGACATGCGTTCTTTCGAGCAATATCCCGACAAGCATGTTGAAAGTGAAATCACGCAGTCAGAGCAGCGTTGCAAGGATGTGATAGAACTTCCTGCTGATTTGGCGGCATCGGTAAGGACAAGACCGAAAAAGTATTGGGAGCGTCCTGTCTTGTGCGTTGAGACTGGAAAGGTGTATAGTTCCATTAGAGAGTGCTGCGACCATTTGGGGTTGTCCCATAAATCGCTTTGGAATGCAATCAATAGTGGCACTCCCCGGAATGGTCTTCATTTTGAGAATGCGTCGGAAAGTTGGAAGCGTTTAATTATCAAGTAATTGATGGAGAAGAAGATTAAACCTTCAAGCCAAGTTTACAACATCGACTGCCTTGAGTTTATGAGAGGTTGCAAAGACAAGGAATTTTCGCTTGGCATCGCAGACCCTCCGTATCAAATAGGCACACGACAAATAGACAAGCGCAAATCTTCATACAAAGGCGCGGGGAAGTTGAGAGGAAGAATACTCAACCAATCTGCAGGCAAGTTTTCTCAATGGGACAAGACACCTCCCAGGGAGTTCTTTGACGAACTTTTCAGAGTTTGCGAGAATGTAATCATTTGGGGAGGAAACTATTTTGACTTGCCGCCGACACGTTGTTTTGTATGTTGGGACAAGGTGCAACCATGGCCGAACTTTTCACAATGCGAGTATGCTTGGACGAGTTTTGACAAGCCAGCGAAACTTTTCAAGTATGACAACAGGCGAGGTGGTAAGATACATCCGACTCAAAAGCCTGTTGAACTATACGCATACTTGCTTAACAATTTCGCAAAGTCCGGCGACAACATCTTTGACCCTATGCTTGGAAGCGGCAGCAGCCGAATAGCTGCCTACAAGTTGGGGTTCGATTTTGTCGGCTGCGAGATAGACAAAGAATATTACGACCAAGGTTGCGAACGTTTCGTGAAAGAGTGTTTCGGAATTGTCGGTATGAAAGACGGAACAACTGCCAAACAATTAAAGTTATTCTGAAATGATTGAGTTAGACAAGATACACCACGGCGATTGCTTGGAGTTGATGCGGGAGATACCTGACGAAAGCATTGATGCCATCATCTGCGACCTTCCCTACAACACTACCGGAATGAAATGGGACTGCGCCATTCCATTCGAGCCGCTATGGGACGCTTACACCCGTATAATCAAGCCAAACGGCGCAATCGTACTATTCTGCCAACAGCCTTTCACAACCTACCTTATTTCCTCAAACATAAAGATGTGGAAATACAACTGGATTTGGGAAAAGGAAATGGGGACGAACTTTGTCAATGCGAACTACTGCCCTCTTAAAAAGACGGAGGACATTGCGGTGTTCAGTTACGGCGGAATTTCGTACTCTCCAAATGGCATAAAAATGAAGTACAACCCACAGAAGACGAAGGGCAAGCCGTATGTATGCAAGAACGGCAACAAGAGGAATGCAGCGTATGCCGTGATGAGTCGCTCTCCAAGCGTATGCGGCCACGTTACCGTAAACGAAGGCGAAAGATACCCGACAAACATTCTGCGTTTCAACCGTGACAGGGGGGGGTATCACCCAACGCAGAAACCCGTTGACTTGCTTCGCTACCTTGTGCTGACATACACGGATAAGCAAGACACTATTTTAGATAACTGCTGTGGAAGTGGAAGCCTCGCCGTGGCCTGCATAAGGGAGAAGCGACATTTTATCTGTATTGAAAAGGAGAAGAAGTATTATGACATTGCTTGCAAGCGTGTAAAGGAGGAACTGCAACAACCGAAATTATTTTGAAAAACAATGGAACTAAATAAAATACTCAACACCGACTGTCTGGTTGGAATGAAGGACATTCCCGATGAAAGCATCGACTGCATAGTGACCGACCCACCATACAAGATAACCTCTCGCGGAAACGCTGGCAATAGCGGTGGGATGATGCGCACCGAACTTTCGCTAAAAGGCAAAATATTCAAACATAACGACATCAACATTGAAGACTACTTGCCTGAGTTCTATCGCGTGCTGAAGGACGGAACGCATTGTTACATCATGTGCAATCATGTCAATCTGACACATTTCCTGAAAGTGATAGATGAAAGTAAATTCCATTTCGTGAAATGTCTGATTTGGGAAAAGGGGCAAAAGATAATGGGTGCTTTCTACATGAACCAATTTGAGTACATCCTATTTCTTAGAAAGGGCAAAGCGCGTCCAATCAACGAATGTGGCTCTTCGGATGTAATCAGCATTCCAAATGTCAAACCAAAAGACAAAAGCGGAGCAAACTTGCACGATTCCGCAAAACCAGTACCTTTATTCCAGTTCCTTATCAAGAATAGCACGAACAAAGGAGAAACTGTTCTCGACCCATTTATGGGTAGTGGAACAACCGCTATCGCCTGTATAAACACCGGGCGCAACTACGTTGGATTTGAGATTGACGAAAAGTTTCATGATGTTTGCGCGAAACGTATAAAAAACACTTATAGGCAAGGAGATTTGTTTAATGATTGAACTCGACACCATCTACAATGAGGATTGTCTTGTTGGTATGCGGAAAATCCCGGATGGTAGCATAGACGCTATCATTTGCGATTTGCCGTATGGGGTTCTTGGGAAAGGCAACATTCATGCAAAATGGGATGTAGTAATACCTTTCGAGCCACTTTGGGAGCAGTATAAGCGTGTCGTTAAGGATAACGCGGCCATTATCCTATTCTCCCAAGGAATGTTCACCGCAGACCTTATGCAAAGCAATAGAAGTTGGTGGAGATACAACATCATTTGGGATAAATTGTGGCCTACGGGATTTCTTAATGCAAGGCGCATGCCGCTAAGAAGACACGAAGACATCTGCGTGTTTTACAAGTCTTTACCAACATATAACCCACAAATGATGCCAAGCGAACCACATTATCGAAACCATGGTAAGGGGGGGCAAATAGATGCTACAACGAATATGCGCAGACACAACCTGTAATCGCAGACGAAAAATTTCCAACGTCCATTGTGTGTTTTACGAAAGGGCGTGATGATGGGAATGTCATTCATCCAACTCAAAAACCTCTTGACTTGGTGCGTTATCTTGTCAGGACATTCACAAACAAAGGTAATGTCGTACTTGACAACTGTATTGGGTCAGGAACAACTGCTATCGCTTGCTTGAAAGAAAAGCGTCATTTCGTTGGTTTTGAACTTAATGAAGAGTATTATAAGAAAGCACTTAAAAGAATAGAAATTGAAAAATCTCAACTAACACTTGATTTCAAATGAAAGAAGAATGGAAAGTAATAGACGGTCATAGTGGGTATATGGTATCAAACTATGGTAATATCAAGAGCCTATCTTTCAATAAGACTGGCATAGAGAAAATATTGACTCCTTGTGTTGACAGAAAAGGATATTTTTTTGTTTCTCTTCATGGTAAACAGTTAAGGGTGCATAGGCTTGTAGCGTTGGCATTTATTCCAAAAGAAGAAGGTAAACACCTAATAAATCATAAAGATGAAGATAAACAAAACAATGCAGTTTGGAATTTAGAATGGTGTAGCCCATCTTACAATCTTAATTACAATGGAAATAGAGAAAAAATCGCAAAGAAACACCGAAAGAAAGTTTATGCCTTTAAAGATGGAATATTAGTAGAGTCATTTGATAGTATTACTCAAGCAGCAAATGCTTTTGGTGTTTCTTTGAATAACATTTCTTCGTGCTTACACGGAAGAAAGAAAAAGGCTTGCGGGCTTGAATGGTCATTTGAACTCAACAAAGAATACTACGAAAAAGCATGCAAGCGAATAAAGGAAGAGAAACGACAACTGACATTATTTTAAGTTTTAAATAATGGAAAGAAACAAACTATACAAAGGAGATTGCCTTGAAATCATGAGGGAGATACCTGACCATAGCGTTGACCTTGTGCTTGCAGACCCTCCGTACAATACGCTTAACAAGAGCAATCCCGATGCACAATGGGACAAGGAGGTTGACTTGAAAGCGTTGTGGAAACAATACAAGCGCATTGTCAAGCCAAATGGTGCGATACTCCTTTTCGGCCAAGGTCTGTTCGCCGCCAAGTTGATAATGAGCAACCCAAGTTGGTATAAATACGATATTGTGTGGAACAAAGTCCGAAAGTCAAATTTCCTCAACTGCAAGCGCATGCCGATGCGACAGCATGAGCAAGTGCTGGTGTTCTACAAGAAGTTGCCGACATACAACCCTCAAATGGTTTATGCCGGACCACACCAAAGGAATCATAGCCGAGGGAAACAAGAGGGAGCGCAGACGAACACTTGTTACGGAAAGTTTGGAAAAGCGGAAGTGGTTATGTCTGATTACAAGTACCCTGGAACGATAATCACTTTTGCCAAAGGCCATAATAGTGAAGATTGGCTGCATAGTACGGCAAAGCCAGTCCCATTGTTAAGGTGGCTGATAAAGACTTATTCAAACGAAGGGGAATTGGTGCTTGACACGTTTGCAGGTAGCGGCAGTACAATAATCGCCGCAATAGACGAAAAGCGCGATTGGATAGGAATTGAACTTTCCGACAAATACTACGAAATTTGCGAGAAACGCGTCAAGGCGAGGTTAAAGGAACAAAAGTTATTTTAGGATATGGAAAAGATAATCTATTTTTTGGAATCGGAAGACAAGCATGGTGTTATCCGTTTCGTAAAGTCGTACAAGCCGAAACGATGGTTCCGGGGAGAGCGCATCGAATACACGCCATTCTCCCTTGAAAGCATGGACTGCGAAGACGATGGAATTATCGTACTTTCAATGAATCGAGTGAAAAAGGATTTCCCTCAAGCAAAAGTTTTCTGCGACGATTACACTACGTTCTTGAAAAAATTCGAGACAAAAGAGTTTTGGGTAATCTGCCACCATGACGAGGAAGGAGCCGTTGACGGATATTACACCAGGCTGATGTCGGTCACAACAGATGGCCGTCCATGGTTGACTGAAGACATTGAGGATGCAGAAGTAAGCCTTGACTACAAAGAGGCCGAAAGAACGCGCGACAACCTCCGGAGAACTTGCAACGAGAGATTTTCTGTATGCCCGATATACCTTGACCTGATAAACCTGCTTCTCACCCCAATCATGATGATTACTTGCACAAGCAAACGTGGCAAGCAAGAAACGAAATACTTTGCAAGGCTGGATGGGAATAGGCTGCGGCTTGTAACAACATCAAATGCAGCCGCAAAGTTCACATGCGCGGAATCTCTCGACATGTTTGAGTTGCTGCAATCGAGCAACAAAAATTTCTTGTATGCAGTCATTCCCGCTTTCTCGCAAAACGTACACGCCAAGAACATAGGAACGTACATGAGAGAGAAGAATATAAGCAGGATGGTGCAAATGACCATTAACCTCAACAAACTAAACGTGCGAAAAGATGAACACGCTAATGATTGAGAGCGCGGAGATTGATGGTGCGCTGAAGGTGTTGCTGAAATTGCAGAACGACTTTAATTTCAGCATCGTCCCAAGCGTAAAATGCTACGCAAAAAGTACTGCGCCGCTATCATCGCCAAGTTACGAATACTTTCCGCTTGACAAGAAATACAGGAAACTTGCTGGAGAGGCAATGGTTCGCTTTCTGCTTGACAAGAAGAATATGCGGAAATGGCTCTACGAGGATTGCATTCTTTACGCCACCTATGAACGCGACAACAAAGGCAAGGTGGTGAGAATAAACATCAAGGCTGGCGATGGAGAAAAAGGAGAAGGATAGAATAGAGAGGAAAAGGTTTGAACGTGCGCTTGAACTGAGCAAAAGAAAAGCAATGAGGCAGCACATCGCCGCAGAATACTTTACAAGTTTCGCCAAGCCGCACATCCCTTGGCTGAAAGAGCTGGCAAGGAGATACAAGTCAAACGGAGAGTTTAGTCTAATGCCTTGCGCCATCCTTCCATCGTACTACGAAGACCCGCTCGACAAGGAAATCGCAGCCATCGCTGGTCTGCTCATTTACGACGATGGGTATTTTGCAAGAATCCCCGCCTTTAGAGAACTTCTTGGCGAACATCCAAGGAAATGGTTTGACAACAGGGAGTTTGTCGCGCTTTCTCTTGGCGCGGTGCAAAACAAGCGCGTTGGCGGTGTCGTTAACTGGCGAATTGCAAGGCTTTTTGACAAGTTGTGGCACAAACTTTATCCTGACGAAACCCGTCGCATTCCACGTTGCAAAACAATCGGCGAACTTGTTTACAGGGTATCGTTTGAAAATCATCAAACAATGTTTGAAACGTTGTCGATAATCTGCAATGACTGCGGTGTGAGAGACCATCCGTACAAGTTGCGGCTTTTCTTGATGATAATGGGAACGTCTGATGGCATTGGCATAGACCTTTGGAATGTCAATGAAGATGAACTTGGATGCCCCATTTCATATAGCGTCCAAAAGTTTGTTGCATCGTGGTTTCCTAATTGGAGGAAAGTTGGTGGCTTAGACAAAGCGATACGTTTGTTTGGATTTGAGAGGGAATGCGATTTCTTTTATGCTTACATGGGTTACAAAGAATTGCAGAAAAGAAATCCTGATGGATGTAGGCGGTATGCTACGAGGTATGCTTCGTGGTTTGCAAACTACACAATTACCGACAATAGTAATTGGAAAAGAATACAGCCTTATATTCCGTTTTGATAGTTGCGACAATTCGGCAACGACAAAACTAAAATTTGCGTGGGGAGTGGTTGCAAGGCCGCTCTCCACTTTTTTGCTTCTTACCCATTGAAGAAGTTCATTGCCTCGTCAGAAATGTTGTCCATGTCGGTTACAACGTAACGCTGCGTCATGGTCACATTCTGCGAGTGCCCTGCGAGTGCTGCGATGGTGTAGATGTCAACACCTCTCTTTGCGAGGTTTGAACAGAAAGACCTTCGTGCGGTGTGCGAACCCACGAACTCGTACTTAGGTCTCTTCACCAATTTGCCGTGGTAGAACAACTTTACCTCCTGCGTTATTCCAACTTCCTTGCAAATGCGCTGGATGGTTCTGTTCGTAACGCTACGCGCCCTCTTCGCGACCTGCTTGTATTGCAAGTATTTCAAAAGTTTCTTATGGATAGGCACGGAGCATTCGGTATGCGTTTTCTTTGACACATACACGATACGACCATCAACGATGTTTTCGTCCGTCAGGTTCTCGACATCTGACCGTCTTGCACCAAGGTAGCACTCGATAAGAAATGCTGCCTTAACGTCTTGTTCGCAGAAAGTTTTAGGCTCGTATTTTTCGATACGGTCTATTTCTTCTTCGGTGAGATAGACGTTTTGAGACGGCATTTTCTTCGCCTTCAACTCTTTCTTCGGGTTCTTGCATGGCACAATGCCCTCGTCAGCGTATTTTGCAAGGAACGCCTTGATGATGGCAAGGTAAGTGCATGCGCTGTTCCCATTAACGATGGAGCAAATATGCTCCCGTACTTTCGACAGGTTGAGTGTCGTGAGGTGTTCCCACTCCACATTCTTCACCCCGATAGCCTCTCGCATATAGCGTATGAGGTGAATGTTTCCGGGGCAGGCTCTCTCGAACTCTTGTTCAAAACTAAGAATTTTCATAATTATTCCATTTTAAATTTACCATAATTGTAGCGTATGGAATTATTGCATTCCATACGCCGTTCACCAAAAATTGCTCAATTATGAAGCTGAATGGAAAGGTCTGGCAATTCAACTTGCCAAACCCCTTGAGGCGTTAATACATAGAGTAAAGACCTTTAATGCCGCACCTTTTGAAAATTTCTTGGAACATGGCATGATAGTCATCGTTGTCTATTGCTTGCGGTCTTATGACACGCAAAACTTTGGGCCGAGCATCGGCATAACGTTCGCCTATCCGCTGGCAAGTGTCCCACACCTCTTTCGTGCTGACGTATGCACATTGCACACGGACAAGTTCTGCTCCCGAAAAATAGAGCATGTCGCCGTTTCCCAAAAGTTTTTCCGCTCCCATTTGGTCGAGTATGACGCGAGAGTCAACGCCTGTTGTGGTGCGGAAGGCAATTCTCGTCGGGAAGTTTGCCTTGATGTTGCCCGTGACAACTTTCGTGTCAGGGCGTTGGGTTGAAATGATTAGGTGCATGCCTACCGCTCTCGCCTTTTGTGCAAGGCGGCAGATAAGCCTCTCCATTTCCCTACCCGATTGCATAACAAGGTCACCGAACTCGTCAATGACGATGACGTAGTATTCCATCTTGTCTATGCATCTTGCGTTGTATTCTTCGATGTTCCTTGCGCCAAGTTGGTTGAGCATGGTGTAACGCTTTTCCATAAGTCTGCAAAGACCATCGAGCATGAGTTGGGCATGGTCTGCCTCCGTTATGACAGGCGGCAAACCTTCCATTTGCGTGATGTAAGGCCGTGCAATCTTTTCGTATGCCGACAATTCAACTTTCTTCGGGTCGATAAGCACAAGTTTTAATTCGCTTGGCTTTTTCTTCCGTAGAAGAGACATAAGCATGACGTTAAGACCAACGGACTTTCCTTGACCTGTTGCGCCAGCCACAAGAAGATGCGGCATCCTTGCGAGGTCGGCGATGAAGATTTCGTTGGTGACTGTTCTTCCGATAGCGCATGGCAATGCCATTTCTGCATCCCGAAACTCTGGTGTTTCAAAAATGTCGGATATTGGAACAATTTCCCTTTGTTTGTTTGGTACCTCTATGCCGACGCTCCCATCGGTCATAGGAGCGATAATGCGGACATTTGGTACGCCGAGAGCCGATGCAAATTCGTCCTTCAGCCCGCGTATCTTTGATATGCGGTTTCCGATTTGCGGACGGAACTTGTATAAGGTTTGCGATATGCCAACAATCTCTTCAAAGTCGTAGAATGATACTTTAAAAGAAAGCAACGTGGCTTTCACAATGTCTTTTCTTGATATTTTCTGTTCGTTCATAATTGGATTGATTAATATTCGTACTTCCATCCTTTTGCATAAAGAATGGAAGTTGCTGCGCGGCTACTTTCCCCTGGGTTGCCACAATTCTTCAAACATCCCTCGCGCCTTTCTTTCATCCCAAGCCTTTTTCCGAACATCTACCCGAAGTTTTTCAAGCATTTCGTCGATTTCTCGAAGCCTTATGATTTCCTCCTTGAAATCTGGGTAAATGAGAAGGTGTTCAAGCGTGTCGAACTCATGACGCACTACGTTGTTGACGTGAAAGTCAAAGATGTCTAATCTATCCATAATAAACAATTTGATGGTTGGTAAACTTTGCACCTTCGTCCTTTGCAAAGAGAACGAAGGTTGTAGATTACTCGCACCAATCTACGCACGGCACGCCGTACTTTTCGAGGTTTTCGAGCATTAGGTCGGCCACAAACAACGCACCTTGGTAGCAAGGGTCGGAAGGATCCAACCTTTTTTCAGCCGCAGAACCTTCTTCTTTGGAAAGTTTTCCGGCCTTTGCAAGTTTGTAGAAGAATGCGTCTTCCACAATACCATTTGGATGGATTTGCAGTTCAGGAATGCCCGCCGCTTCTTCTTTTGTCATTCCAAGGCTATTGAGTATGAATACACGCTTTCGTAGCCTGGCACAAAGTGGCAGCAAACGCGGACAAAGTAAATCTCTTCGCCTTCTTCTGTGACGATGTGAACATTCTTACTGAAGATTGTTTCCGTCTCGACATCCTCTTTGATTTCGCACTCCTGAAAGTGTCGCTTGGCATCCTCTTCGTCTGTGACGATGGTTTCAAAATGCAGCTGAAACTCGATTTCAAATTTGATGTCCTCAAAGGACTTGCAATCCTCAAAGTTAAATTTGAATATTTTTCCCATAACTTGAATTTTGTAGGTTAAAAACTAAAAGCGTTGCAAGTGCATAGACTCGTCAGGACTATGCACTCAAAAGACTACCAGTTTTCAATGCTGGTATCGTACCGAACTTGTAGTGTTTCTACTAATTCTGAAATTGTTTCTTTGCAGAAAGTTTCACCATTGATTGTAACACTCTTATCCATCTGCTCTAACACTTTGTCATATTCGTCAGTAATGTCGTACCTATTCCCGAACATATCAAGTAAATAGAACTTTCCACTTTTTTCTCCGAAACCCTGCGTGGGATATTTGCAGAGCATGAATTTTCTTTTGCTCATTCTATTGTAAGTTTGTAATTGTAGAACTTATTGTAGATTAGGTTGAAGAAACTTTTGAGTTTGCGATACTGATAAGTTGAGATTTCAGGTTTCCATCCCATCTTATAGTTGTCGTACAATTCATTCAGTTCTTTTTGAAGTTCAGAACAAGGACTTCCATCGGGATAGGTCATTCCCGCTGCCTTGAAAAGTCGGTCTGCCAAGTTGGTCGGAAAGATGAATTTAATTGATTCCGTGCGCCCAATTTTGTCAGTCGCAATAATAGTTACTTTCTTATTTTCCATAATTTTTTGGTTTAATGACACATATCATAATAACGATAAAAGTTTGTGAATATTGTTTGCCACATGCCACATTTGCAGGGTGTGACATGTGTTGTTGGCCAATTAGGCGGCAATGACTTCTGTCTCGATGCAAACTTCTCTTTCCTCGACTTTTCGCACGTATATGTTATCGTCGGAGAGGCACGGCATGATAAGCAAGATGTCGGCCAGCGGAGAGTCCAAGTAAGTTGCTCTCTCGTGGTGTACGATGTAGAAACCAGTAGCAAGCGTTGAGCGAAGCATGTTGAGCCTGTAGAACACCCCAATAGTTTCGTCAGATGGCTCTTCAAGACGGAATGAGATTGATTTCTCAATTCCAAAGTCTAAGTCTTTGTAGTCGAAATACACCAAGTCAGAACCTTTGTAGAATGAGACATTCACCGTTTCATAAGGTTCTGCCTTGAAAGACTTGAGCCATTTTTGTGCTGCCTTGGAATCTTCCTCCTTGATTTTGAAATGCTTGTACTTTCCTTTCGGGAGGACGCTGCGCCAGTTCGGGTATCTGCAATTAATCTGCGAAGACTTTATTGCATTCCCATTGATGTCGGCAATCATCGTGTCTTGGTTCTCTTCTCCGTTCTTTCGGTAGAGTTTGAAACTCACCGAGCCAAACTTTTTGGCATGGTCGCAAATACGCTTCCAATCTACCGGACTGAAAAGAGCCTGATAGTTTGCATCCAAATCGTCTGGAGTGTTCCATACGCTTTGTGGGTTTTGCGACATTACGGCCAAGATTGCACCATTGCTTGCCACAATGCTGATGTCTTTGCTTTCCGTGTTGACTTCAACGAGGATATAACCGAGCATATCTCTATTTGGGTCTTTGTCGGCGAAGTTGCAGAACGCTTTCGCGTTTGCTGGTTTCTCGAATGTCAGTTCGATTGTGCCAACAAACTCGTTCTTTATCTCCTCTTCGTAGGTGAAAACCACATCGCCACTTTCCTTTGCAAGACTTTTGAAGGTCTTGAGCAGGTCGAAAACTTGCATCGGAGGGAACTCGCAGGAGAATGTATCGACCTCGATTGTTCTGATACCCTCCTTTGTTTGGCGGTTGAATGGCGTAACGTCTGCAATTTGGCAGTACACTGCGGAATTTCTCTTAATGATGTCGGCAAGCGACACGGGGTTTCCGTTTTCCTTGATGTACGCCCGCAAACTTTCGCTGGCTTTCGCCGCGTTTGCAAAGACTTCGTTTGCGATTTCTTTCATAGCCTTGTAGATGGCCTTGTTTTTCTCTAAGTCTGTCATAATTGAATAGATTAATTGGTGAATAATGTTTTGTGGCAAGGAACATCGCAAAATGCACCTTGCTCGTTTGGCTAAAGGCCAAGGAGTTTCCTGTCTTCTTCTGTGAGGTAAAGGCCATTCGGGGCATATACTTTGATTGCATACTCCACCAACGCTTCCTGATTTGTTGGACTGAGGTAGCAGTAAAACACATTCATCACGGCCTTGCTCCCTACTCTTTCGTAGATTTCGTTGAAACTATCAAGGAAATGCTTTTCAAGGTCGGGACGACCGTTTCTATCGCAAATGTATCGAATGAAATCTTTCGGGTCGTAATAATTGAAAGTGAAATAGACCCATGCCTTAATGGCGAGAATGTTTGCTTTGTTCATAATTGTATTTTTATTGGTGAATAGTTGCTTCCAAACGTGGCGGCAAACCACATTCGGAAATGAAGACTTTAGATGTGTTCACGGAAAACTTTCCGCAAAATCTTTTGGTTCTTCTCCGATAGGGAGTCAATGTCAAGGTCTCCCTCAAATTCCTCGCATCCACAATGAATGTAGATTTTATCGTCCTTGTCGGAATACCAAATACTTTCCACGCTGACCGACAACTCTCCAATGAAGATGGCGAAGTCAATGTCGTTTGCGTAGAAGTTTGGGTCGTTGCGATGCATGAAGTCCATCGCCAATTCTTGTGTTAAACTTTCCATAATGATTGGTTTTAGTTGTGAATAATGTTTGCACCCAGCAAGTTATTGAAAACTTGCCAAGTAATAGGATTTACACGATGTCGATGTCATCAATGATTGTTTCGCACCCATTCCAAAAGCAAAGAGCCTTGATAAAAAGTGCGTCCACTGTTGAAAGATTGTCGTTTTCGTCGTATTCGCCGACAAGAGTAAACTTTACGGTTTCGTTGTCATTGTAAAAGACGTAGTTCCAACAATCTTTTAGTTCTTGGTCTTCAATAGCGAAAGTTGGGCAAACAGTTTTATGAAATTTTTCACCATCATAGGTGAACTCAACTGATAAATTTCCGTCAAAATACATAATACTAATGATTGGTTAATGTTTTGCACCCAGCAAGTTTCGCAACAACTTGCCAGGCGAAAAGTTTACACGGCGTAGGCATCTTCAACCCATTCCGTCATGTCCTTTTTCAGCCACTCAAGCATTTTGGGGATGTCGTAGCCGAAATCTTTTTTTGTGCAGTATGCACCATTATCCATCTTGTCGCAGACTTCATCGAGCGTAGGCGTGTTTATTGTTTTCCCATTGAAGAAGAAGACCATTGCATGGTCCACGTTGCGATGTTCATAGACTACCCAGTTCCCTTGCTTGTCGTAATTGGGATAGTTTCTGATTGAGAAGATGTAGCCTTGTTCTCTGCAATTCTCAAAGCGACCTATGTCGATTTGCGCGAGGTAACTTCTCATTTCATCATACCACGATGCTTCCAAAATGCTCTCGACATTTGCTCTGATGTAGGCGAGTGCGCACTGTGCTTGCCAGCATGCGCCGTCATTCATATAACTTTTGATTTCCATAATTAAATAGTTTATTGTTGAATAGTTTGCATCCTACACCATTGCAAGATGGCATAGGATTAAGACTTACACTGGAACACCAATTATTAGTTCAAGTTGCTCTTCCACGTCTTCGGGGACTTTGCAAAGCCCCATATCATCGCAGTCGTAGAGTAAGTCTAAGAGTTTTCCTGCGGCTCTCTGCGCTGCAATCGTGGGTTCGCCGTTTTCGTTGAACATCTTAACGATGCCAAAGTAGTTGCTAAGAATGTTTGTTAATGCTACCATAATTGTTTTGTTTAAAAGTTTGTGACCATTTCGAGGATAATATCGAAATGGTCTTGTGATTACTTTTTCGGCGGGAAATAGTTATGCAAGGTTATGTCATAACCATTTGCGTCCGCTGGCTCAAGGGGATGGTTTTCCCATTCTTTCTTTGCAAGTTCCATTGCTTTTTCATAGGAGGAGGCAGTCACCTGAAAAGTTCGTGTGAAAGTTCCCGCAATTCTTGCCGTGTACGTCTTGGTGACGGTCTTCTTTACGTATTCAATCACCGCGTCGAGAGACTCTTCGTCGATGAAAGATTCTTCGTTGACATACTTATCTCCTTCAAAGGTGTTGGAAATGTGGAGAACACCATCCACAAGTTTGATGGCATTGAGGTGGCAGTCTAAAATGATTGTCTCGCCATCGTTTCCGTCAAACTGAAAGTTTCCGTCAAACTTTATCTCTCCATTAGCGTCTTCGACAATCTTTCGCAGTCGGGAAAGTTTTTCTTCACGAACTTCCTTTTTCAGGTTGAAGAGGATGTCCATGAATGATTCTGGTTCGTACTCGAAGACTGATTCTCCGCAAACCATTTCGGTTTCCTTTTCACCCTCCGGCCTGACATGGAAGATAATTGAGCCTGATTTTTCCACTTCAACGGCTGCGCAGATTTCTGTTGCAGCTACCTCTCCGTCCACGTAGTGAACATAGAAAAGGTTGGCGTAGTAATGAGTGTTCCCCTCTCCAAGGATTTCGCGGATTTCGCCCAGGATGTCGTTCTTTACATCCATAACTCTCTCTAAATATTCTTTTCTTTCCATAATTGTGAATTTTTGGGTTAGACAATTAGCAAAAAAGGTTGAATTAAATCAACCTTTCTTTTAACATGAGTTTCTTGATTTCAGAAAGTTCTCCATTTGTTTTCAGGCTCTTGTAGCCGTACCATTTTATCATGCTCCATGCAAAACTTTCTGCATCCTCGTTTATCAGTTGGAGGATTTCATTCTTTAGTAATTCGTACTTATCCATTGTTGTTATAATTTGGTTAGACAATTAGCCAGCAAGCGTGAAGTTAATCACACTCGCTGAAGATTAGTTTGCTGTGCAGAAGAAATCATCGTTTACGAAATGTACGCCGTTGTAATGCTCAAAGATAAACTCGTCGGAAATGTTTTGGTCTGCTTCAGCCAAGTCTCCGTATGAAGGCTCGTTGTTTTCAACACCCATTACTTCGGCAAAAGTGCCTTCGTTTACCAACTCTGCCATGTATTGGCATTTCAATTCAATAAGTTGGTCTCTGCTTAATTCTCTTACGTCCATAGTTTTGTTGTTTTGGTGAATAATCGTACTTGCAAAGTATTCAATAACTTTGCAAGTTAGTTTCGTTTACATCCACATAACATCGGCATAAGTTCTTGCCGTGTTGCCTGCATGGTGTTTCTCCCATGCCTCTGTGATTTCTTGGATGCAGTTCTTTTCAAGTTGGTTCAAAGTTTTCCCGAAACAATATCCAACTTTGATTGAAACTTGTTTCGGTTTGTCTTCATCGAACTCTCTCTTTAATTCCGCCTTGCATCGGTAGCCATAATTCCCGACAATTCCAAGCGTTGAAAAGTCGGTGAACTCAATGTCTTCTGTGTTGAAAGACAATGAGCTGCAAAACTTTTTGATTTTCATAATTGAATTAGTTTGGTGAATATTCGTACTCCCATCGGCTGCAATACCAATGAGAGTTTTTCGTCAGGCTTTGTGTTTCATCCAAAGTCTATTAGACAACTCTATTTCCTCGTCGCCTTGCTCGTAGTACCATTCGCCAAAGAAAATGTCGATGCCAAAAGTGTTGTGGTAAATGTCTTCCTTGTCGATGCCAAGGTCTTCGCACATCATTCTCACGTCAGCCAACGTAGGAATGTTGTTGCCAAAGATGGTGAAGACGTGTTCTCCGTCTTCTTCATTAAGGAAAGTAAACCCATGGTTTTCCGCAATGTGCTTTACTCCCCATTGTAGCATTTCAAACTTTGTCATAATCCATATTTTTGATGTAATTTGAACTATCTGCTTCGACAATGAAACAGATAGTTTTTGTGGGTTAGAACGGCATTTTATTGCAGATTTTCTGCAAGCGTTTTAGGAAAGATTTGTAGTCATCGGCCTGTTCGCTTGGGTAGGTGAAAGGAGTCTTTTCTCTTGCTGCCTCATACCCATCTTGCCACCATATCCAAACTTCTTCGTCAATGTCGAAATCATCAATGTACTGCTGGAGCGATTCTTTCGTAACTTCTTCAAGATTGATAATCATGTCTTCTCCAGCATCTGTGTATGTCTCAAACTCTTTCTCCCCGCAGGAATTAATTTCATTTTCTTCGAGGTATTCAAGATTGATAAACTCTTTCCAAGGCTCGTCGTTGATGGTGAGTTTTCCCATTTCCCAATCATACGACAGTTCGTAGTTCTCTCCGATGATTGAGACACTATAGCCTATTTTCCCGTATGACACAAAGATGGGACAAGTCATGATTTCCACTCCGTTCCAAGTTCCTCCGTTTAGGAATCTTTTGTAATTGAACCTGTCAGCAAGTATCGCCTTGCAGATTCTTTTTAGATAATTGATTTCCATAATTGTTTTGTTTTGGTTAATATCGTACTTTGCAGTCGTTCAGATGGCTGCAAAGTTTTGGAGTTTAGTTGGTGATGTACTTCAAGGCTTCGTGTGTTGCAAGCATCCGTTTGTTATAACTTTGTCCCCAACGCACAGCAAGACGATAGGTAATAAGGTTGTGGTCGTAGTCTGTCAACACCCACGAGAAAGGCTCAACCCTTCCTTCTTTGTTCGTGATGAAGAACATGTAGAGGATAACACTTTTTTCGCGGTTCTTGTCCCGCAAAACTTCTTCGATTGCTTCGGGTATTCTGAAACGTCTATACTGTTGCAAGTCCCACGCCAATAATTCACCTTGCGGCTTCACGAAACCATTGCACTCGGTTTCTTTGTACGGCCTGATGTAACTACTATATTGGGTGTTGCAGTAAGCATTCCCAGTAGTTATGCAATTAGTTTGTCGGTCAAACTCTTTCCAGCCGCTATTAATAATTTGTTTCATTCCGTTTTTACTCCAGACTTTCTTTTCCATAATTGTTACTTTTTAGTGAATATTAGCCGAAAGCGTGAAGAGTTATTTCACGCTCACGTTATAGGCATTCAGAAATATTTCTGATGCTTTTTCGTACATCTTATTTGTGCCGAAACCTTTGCAGTATAGTTTTGCAATTCTTTCGCATTGTTCGCTGATTTGCTGAAAAGTTTTCATAGTCCTAAAGTTTGGGGGTGAATAGCAAGATAGGAGGTTGTTACGCCTCCTACCTTTAAACAACGCCACCAAACTTCACTATTTGTATTCCCGCTTCAACGCCGAGCAGGAAAGATAGCATTTCTTTTGGCGTTCGCATTTTGACATAGTTCTCGAACGGAGCATGATATTGGCCAAAATCATACTTTGTATAAGCATAGACCATTCCGTTGCTATATCCGAGAAAGATTTGTTTGTTTAATTGTCCGCTTATCCTTTTTAGGACATCTTCGCATTTTTTTCTATTTGTCATAATCAAAAGTTTTGGTGAATAGAACCTTGCGGAGTTTTTATTTCTCCGCAAAGTTTTCATTCTTAGGCATCGTCTTCGCCATCGTTAGGCAAATCAATGCCTTCGGCTTTCATGTTGTCGTAAATGAGAACCAGCCCCTCGTCTGAGAGGAGGCAGTCTAAAACATTTAGTATTGTTGTGCTGTCACACTCTTCAAGATAGTTTAGCACGATGGTTGCTTTTTGTCCGTCAGTCATAATCGAAAAACTTTTTGGTTAGAAATTGCACAATCGGGAGTTTTTACACTCCCGAAAGTTTCAGTCTTCCCATCGCGGCTGTGTCGATTCGATGTACTCCGTTGCCTCATTGAGGTCTTTGAATACTTTTGTCTCGAAGTCAGGTCCCTTGAGGTAAAACTTTCCGGATGGTATGTCGTAGAGCCAAAAGTCGCTTTCGAGAGTGAGCATTACGTCATCGTCGAACACCCAAGTTTTGATGGCTTCTCCCTCGTAATTCTTTTTCTCAATCGTCCAATACTTTTGGCCTTTAACTTTTGCGCGATGGTCTGCAATCTTTCTTGCTTCCCTTTCGGCTTGGTCGTAGTCGAAGTACAAGTATTGGATGATGTGTTCACTATCTTTCAAGTTCTTGAACACGCGGATTCTAATGATTGTTGCGTACATAATTGAAAAGTTTTTGGTAAATAATAGAAAATGCCGTTGAAATTAATCAGCGGCATTCTTTTTCATACAGGGCGGTAGAAATACTTGAAATCAGCTGAAACCATAATAACCTCCCCGTTTGATTTTTCGTGCGGCCAAAAGTCTTGCCGAAGGTACTCTTCCGTTATCCTCTTTTTAGTCCTTAGTTCTCTCATAATTAAAAGTTTTGGTTAAAATAGTTCCCGCAAGCATTGTTGTATGCAAGTGGGATGGGTGTTAGTAGTAGCCTACCATATCAGTAGTCAGCCTATGCAAAGCATAGCCATTTTCTTTCGCCCACTCTTCAAGGTAGGCATTAGAACCTTTTTCGTCCCAATTTTCGGGAAGTTCTATCTCTCCGAGTTTTTCTCCGACTATCAATCGGCCAATGCAGTCGAAGCCTTTGATAAAATACACAATAAGTTTTGTTTTCATATACAATACATTTTTTGGTGAATTGCATCCCATAGCCAGGCAAATGACTACGGAATGGGAAAGACTTTAGAAAGTAATTGTGGCACGAACAAACGAGCCACATTGACAACCCTTTATTCCGCAAAAATGCGCGGACAACTTTCTCCTTTGTGAAGTAGTCAGCACATGGCGGTCAGAAAGCGTTACTTTCTCATCCTTTAAGTCTTGATAGACTTTTTCGGGAAGGGCGATTGTTATTTCGGGAGAGTTGTGAAAGCCACCCGACAATTTTACTTTTTTCATGGCTTAGTTATTTTGTCGGTGAATAACACAGGCCAAGTTTGCAGATGGAACGCTTTCAGTAAACTTCTCGCAAACTTCTTGCAGCCTTCGATTGTTTTCCCCGAAGAAAAAACTATGTCAATGGGGTTGAACAAACTCTTTCCCCAAAGAAGATAGGCGTTGCCTCTCTTCTCGATTTTGAAACCTTTGTAAGTTGTAAATTCCATAATTTGATAGTTTGGTGAATATTTGAAACCCGTGAGAGTTTCAAGTTCTCACAGGTTCGAAGAGAGAAAAGTTTAGCCAAGTTGGAACCAGTCGTTGAGGAATGCCACCATAGCACGGTTCTGTGGCAAAAGTTGCGGGATGTCCATGCGGTTTGCCTTATACATTTCAGTTGCCGAGTTGTAGATGTCCCATGCAGTGACTCTCTCGCGCAATTCGTATGCCTCTAACATGTCTTCGGTGAAGATAGTTATCTGCGACTGGTTCAGCGGATAAGTCATGTTGGCGCGGATAGTTTTGCGCTGCGTATCGGCCTTAACTCTCATGGCTGTGAGTGCGCCGATAATCATCAACATTTGGTCTGCTGGAACTTCGATGTTCTTCAGTCGCTCAATCTTTCTGCGGTCTGTCTCGATGATGTTTTGTGCATTCATGAGCCATGTGCGAACAGTAGAAAGAATTGTTTCGATGTCAGAGCCACCGCCACGGCCAGTCCCCTTGTCGCCATAGGATGCGATGTAAAGTTCTGGACTGAGCATGCACTGGTTGTGACAGATTTTCACCTGTGGGCCAAAACCAACTTGGATTCCCTTCTGATGATAGGCGATTGCAAGTCCCGTCGTAGTCTCTGCATCGTCAAAGTTTGCGATGCGAATGTTTGCGAAGACACGGCGAAGGATGTGTGCCTCAACGGCCTTTTCTCCGAACTGTTCCTCAACCTGACGAATGACGGTAACTCCAGGCATGTTCTTGTCACGGTTCTGCGCTGCGAACAAGTCATAGATTTCCGTCTGATAGCCAAACTCTTGACACATGCCAAGAACTTCGTTAATGAGCGCGTAGTGATAGATTCCTTTGAGGGGATTCCCCTGCACATCATTTTCGTGCTGAGTTCTTTCAAGCATCTCCAAAGTCAGCGGCTGAGTGCCGTAGCCTTTCTCGTTCCAGTCAAAGAACTTTGTGTTGTCAACGATGGTTGACTCCTTTAATGATGGAGCAGTTGCAACTTGGGTAGAGTTTCTACCGATAATGAAATTTGTCATAATTGAATTAATTTAAAAGTGAAACATAAAAGTTTGCAACCTTCGGAGTTATGCAAGACTCCGAAAGTTTTTGTTAGAAGTTCCTGAAACGTTCAGGATTGCGCAGACCTTCCTCCTTGTAGATTCTCTTTTCGGGATGGTAGGTATAGCGGATGGCCTTCACTTCGCAACTTCTGTAGTTGATTTGCCTGAATATCGTGTGGTTCGTGAAACTTACGGATTTCGGGAGTTTGAGCAATCTTTCGATGTGGTCGCTCTCTATTCCGTAGATGGTTCCCCACGTCATCCTGACGGTGAAAGTTTTCTCACTCTCCGTGCCGATGTTTACGACAATCTTTCGTGCATAATAGGGGTTGCCGTTCTCTTCGTCATACCACCAACGAGTAAACACGTCAATGGTTTTAATTTCTTTTAGTCTCATAATTCAAAAGTTTTGGTTAAAGTTTGAAACTTTGGGCGAGGATAGTTCGCCCGAAAGTCTTAGAGTTCGATAACGTTTTCTTTGTCCCAATAGTTTGCAAAGTATTCCGTTGCCGTGTACTTGCGGATTTGAGAAAGTTTTCCTCTCGCCCAACTTGGGTGATGAATGAAACATCTATCGACAATTTCTCGCGTGAAAGTTCTGTGGCCTTCATCCCAATCGTCAAGAGAGAAGCCTGTGCCAAACTCATAGCATGGTTTGTGGACCGTTGAAAAAATTATCCCACAACCAAAGTCATCAAACTGAAAATAGCCGATTTCGTCCTTTTCATTTACAACCCATCCGTAATGTTGGCCCCATTCGTTGTACCTTACGAAAACTTTGTAACCCAAGTTCTTGATGTCGGTTGCCAACTTTAAGAACATTTCTTTTTTAGTTTGTTTTGCATCCATAACTTTTGAATAATTGGTGAATAATAGTTTCCCCCTGAAAGTTTAGGTTTCAGAGGGATTTTGTTATAGTTCGTAGGAGACAGTTACATGGCACTTGTCAAGGTCAGCAATTTTCTCAATGAAATTTACTTTTGTCTTGACAAATTTACACTCTTGTCTTCTTATGAACTTTTCGGCCAATTCGAACCAATCTTTTTCTATCCCGTCGGGCATTCGCTTGTTACCCGAATAGATTACAAACTCTTGCCAGCCGGAGCCGGCTTTTTCGATGCTTTCTTCGGTTCTTTCTGCAATGGCTATGTAGCCGCAAAAAGAAGAGAAAAAGAAATAGCATGGGCCAGTGAAGATTACATCAATGTAACTTCCGCCGTACTTTATTTTACTTATTTCCATAATTTAAAAGTTTTGGGTTAATGTTTAGCAAAATCGGGAGAGGCAAAACTCCCGACTTTGTTTGCGGCCGTCAAAGGTAAAATTCAAACTGATTGAGAAGGCTTGTTGGCAACATTTCTATGAAAGTGTCCCACTCAGGCCACTCACACAAAACATCATAACATTCATCGTTTTCGTACCAATAGCGCATGATTTCTAAACCTTCGAGAAAGTTGAACTTTCCCGAAATCATTTTTCCGCACAAACTTTTGGGAAGAGCGGCCTGAAAGTTCTCGAAGTCTTTGTGAACTTCCACAATGTTGTGCATAACTCTCATGATTTCGATTTTCCACTCCGACTCTTCGTCAAAAGTGGTTCGATTTACGGTTTGCTCCACAATAGGGTCTGTTTCATCTAAGAAACTTTCCCCAGTGCAGGAGGTGAAAATACATACCACCATGATGGCTACCATTGAAACAATAATCTTTTTCATAATTGAATTTGTTTAGTTAATAAAGTGAATGAAATCGTCAGCCGGAAAGTTTTCGTACTTTCCAGCCGTAGAAGAGAATTACTTTTTGTAGCACATCACATCTTTCAGCGTTGAGCCTTGCAGCGTGTAATTTGCGACAAGTTTTCTGTTTCCGCCGTCACAGCGAAAGATTTGAATGCAAGCATCATGGTCGTTGTGGTCTTCCAAGTATTGCAGAGCTTGCTTGAGTGCCTGGCCTGTACTATGCAGCACAAAATCTTCTTTGTCTGAAAGTTTGTACTCTTCGTAGTAGTCTGCATCGTCATAGTTTTCATAGAAACTTCCATTAGAAACTTCCCACTCATAATCTATGCGCGGACGAGCGTAGCCGCTTGGAGTTAATGCCCAAAGTTGTGCGACCAATTCTTGTAGGTCAATATCGTCCGTGTGGTCAAGAGTTTCGTAGTCGGTGCATTCTGCAACGTCCCAATAGTTGAACAAAACTTTTTGGTGCAAAGACTTTTCCCACTCAATTTCGGGGTCGCTCCAATTTCCATGAGAAATGAAGCGGATGCCATAATCTTGTAAAGTTGCCATAATCAAATATTTTGGTGAATAATCAGCAAGCGCACCCTTGGTAAAAAGAGTGCGCCCGAAAAGATTAGAGTTTTTCAAACTTTTTGTTGAAAGCGTCGATGATAGACTCTCTGGATCCATAAAGCCAAAATCCGTCATGGGCATAGCCGCGACATACAATCAGAAAGTCTCCGATTGCGGCATCGATGCTCTCTTTCTCTTTCTGCAAATTTTCTTTATTTTCTTCTTTTGCATAATTCGGATTTTCAAGCAAAAAGATTTGGAGAACAAGGTCTGCATCCTCTTGAGTTTCAATTTTCACAATTTCAACATCGTCATCGCAGCAGCCGACGGAGAAAAGTTTTTCTTCGTTAGTCGCCTTGACAACCATGGGTGCATACTTTGCGTACAAAACCCCTTTGGCTGATTTCTCGTACTTTTCGCACTCAAGTTTGTCGTTAAACTCTGTTCCGTCATTTGCGACGAACACCGTCTTTGTTGTCTTGGTGACGACTTCTTTTTTCATTTCTTTCATAATTGAATTTATTTATAGGGTTAAAAAACTTGCAAGCGCAAACTTTGCAAGGAGTCTGCGCTCTGAAAAAGTTTAGTAGCCGCTTGAGTAACGAGTTTCTATTGAGAAGTCAGACTTTTTTGCATAGGGGGCATTCTCTCTGACAAGTTCATCAATTTCATCAACGCATGCCTCGTAACTTCCAGAGAACCATTCCACACCGTCGCACATGACTGCATAATAGTTGAATGCACAAGTGTTTTGTGATTCTTGATAACTTTGGAAAGAGTCTTCGTAGTATTCCATAATTCATAAAGTTTTGGTTGTTATTTGCTCCCACAACCTTTGTAGAAAGATTGTGGAATAAATTTAGGCAGCGGAAAGTTCTTTCATTTTGTTCATTATCCATTTCGTACTTTCTTCAAGATTCCAAGTTGGACGCGAGAGAAATGCGTCCATAAATTTGCCGAAATCAATTTCCTTCGGTACGGAGTCGAACAACTTTCTCAAAACTTTTCGTCCTTCCTCACTAAATGCTTGGTTATCTTTGCATACTTGGAACCAAGCACGATAATTTTTCTCGAACTCTTTCATAATTGAATACTTTTTTGTGAAACTTAGAAGGCGCAGCCGATAGCAAACCGACCACGCCCGAACACATTAAACCAAATTTTTCTTTGATTTGTCAATGTCAGGGATGCAACTCCCTGACAAAGTTTTTACCACACTCTTTTTGGTTTGCGTGTGGGGTTCGTCATTGCGCCACCTTTGAGAAAACTCTTGCAAGCCCTCTTCAAAGAGCCGCCATAGTAGTACGACCAAAGTTCTCCGTCAACTTCTTCGCCAGCAGAATTTATAGGCATAAACTCTTCGTTGTAGCGACCTTCTGGAGAAACTTGGCACTCCCAATGCTCAAAGTTGCCGAACTGTTCGTCAATCTTTTCATAGCCAATGTAGCCGAGCAAAATATTGTGGCCGTTTACGTTTCCGTAAACTTCAGCATAATAATCTTTGTGGCCTTCATCGCGCGAACAATCCGTAAAGTCAACCTGAAACTTTGGGTTCGGGTTCTCCCTTGTCGCAACCATTGTTTTGGCACGCTTGGGGTACTTACTACTCATTTCGCAAAGTTCCAAACCGAGAAACTTCGCAGTTCTTTTGCAGAATGTTTCAAAATCCATAATTACAAAATTTAAAAGTTATTCGTACTCCCGCCCTTTGCAAAAAGAGCGAGAGCGAAAGTTTTAGGCTGTCTTTTCGTGTTCTTCCTCCCACTCTAATTCTGAAATGAGAGTTTGGAAATTGTAGCACAGCCCATAAGTTCCGAATGCAGTGAAGAACCAGTCGCGGCACCAAGTTTGAAACTTTTCAAGGTCTTCTTCGGAAATAGTTCCATCGTCGATGCTTTTTACAACATCGTCAAACTTTCCCCACGGCTGAACTTCCGAGCCGATAAACTCAGGCAAATATTCCCAGTCTTCACGAATGTTGCAGAAATTTCCGTAAATCTTTGTAGATTTTTGGTGGACGTATTTGTGCATATCTTCAACGATTTGGCCTGCATTGATTTCCGCATAAGTTTCAATCGTACTTTCGTACTTTGCGGCCTCACATTCATCAAGGGAATCTTTGTAAAGTTCTCTTAATTTCTCTTCCATGGCATCGTAGCCAATAAAATCATTAATGACAATAGTTTCCATAATTGTAAAGTTTAGATTAATCGTACTTCCAAGGGAAAGCAATTCCCCTGAAAGTTTCAGAGTCAGGCAGCATCTGCCTCGTCGAAAGTTCCGTTAAAGATTATTCCGTCTGCAAAGAAAAGTTCATCTTCATGCCTACGCCTAAACTCTTCTTCGAGACAGTTGTCTTCATTGTCGCACCAATATTCATACTCTTTGTGCCACGCGGAGAAAAGTGCGTCAAGACTTTCATTAACCATATCCTTTAAGGAAAAGTTTTTGGGGATAGGCTTGGAGAGACGCTTGATGATTGGTTCTAAAACATCGTAGTCATAGCACATTCCAGTGAGAGGGCAGTTGTCGAAACTTTCACGCTGAATTTTTGACCAGCGTTGTTTGTTCCAATGCCTTTTTTCTCTATTATAGCCGGCATCGTAGTTGACAAAATGTTTTGCGGGAAGAGCATACGGTAAAAACTCTCGATTCAGCCACCTGCGCAAAAGTTTTCCGCAGATTTCATCCTCGTAGAAAGTTTCTCCGTTCCAATCTCCCATAAGGTAGCTTTCAGTTGTAAACTTGAAAGAGAAACTATAGGCGCAATAGTCAACGCTGTAGTTGACTTTTATTCCCATCAATTCCTCAAACTTTTTTAGCGTACCTTCGTAGTCGGATGCATAGCATTCCATAACATCGTAGCCGAGCTCAAAACTTTGCGCTTCAACGAGCGACTTTCTTACTTCTTCGCTCAACTCATCGAACGAATAAAGATTTTTACTTCTTTCATAGTCCAAATTGTTTAATGTGTGAATAAATTAGAACCCTCAACCTTTCGCAAAAAGATTGAGGGAAAAGTTAGTTGCTCCAAAGGTCTGAAAGCGTTTTTCTCCGAGCAGTTGTCTTTATAGGGTTCACCCACAAAGATAACTTTTCATCAACTTTCTCCGTACTTGCAGCCAGCACATACTTTGTGCCGAAGCGAACTTTTCTATAAACTCTTGTTCTCATAATTGAAATGTTTTGGTGAATAATAGTACTTTGCACAAAACTTAATTCATGCAAAGTTTCCGATAAAATGCCCATAGAAATAATTGTTTTACTTTCGTGGCAAAACACAGATGAACAAAGCCACTTTCTTTTCCAAACACTATAGATTTTTTCCTAATCGTAAAACTTTTAAAACGTACATATTTATCGTACTCTCAAGAGTTTTCAGGACTCTTGAAAGTTTGTAGAGAAATTCAATCTTCAATTTTGTAGAAGTTGATAGCACATGGAATCCCATCATTGTCGTAGTCGCCTGTGAGAATGAAACAATCTGGAGCAAAACTTTCTCCATGCCCTTTCTCAAGTACTTGCAGGTATTCGTCTGTCCAATAGTAGAAATACTTTCCCGAAGGAAAGTCTTCCGCCATCTTCTTCCCGAAATAGTCTTCGCAAAACTGTTGACGTTCGTCAATGTTTTCATCTTCAAAGTCGATGATGTTAAACTTTTCTGAATCTTTGCCCATATAGCAAAGACATTCCAAAATTTGAATAGCCTTCATAATTGAAAAGATTTAGTGAATAATGCGGCTGAAAGTATTTGCAACATACTTGCAGCCAAAAACTTTCTCAACGAGGAAGTTTTGTCGTGCCGTATATGATAACGGCAAACAAAATCGTACTTACAACATGGTAAATCATAGTCCAAAAAGTTTTAAATGTTTTCGTACTTTCGGCAAATGAAAAAGTTTACCGAAAGTTTTGTTTCAAAGTCTTACGACTTCTGTCTTGTTTTCATGCAGAAAACTTCCGCAGCCACCCCAGCCTTCGCCGTGAATGTCGTAGTAGTCGCCAAACTTTTCAGTGTGCTTAATTTCGCAAACGCCTTGCTGCATCATTTCTTTCACGCTGAAACATCCATGCATGCCTCGATATGTGCAGCCTCGCTCATTCAGAAAGTTTTCAACTTGCGCAACAAGTTTCGGCGTGCGCTTTGTTTGTTCTGTCACAAAGAAATATTCTTTCTGTGGCGTGAATAAATAAAATCCTTTCATAGTCCAAAAGTTTTTAGAATTATCGTACTTTGGAGAGAGGAGGCAACAACAAATTGCCGTACTCTCTGGCAAGTTTTCTTTCAAAACTTTTCCTTAAAACTTTGCTGACGTAAGCAAGTTGCCGCATTTCGTTTTCAGTTTACGTTTAGCGTGAGAACACTCAAGAGAAATTCATAACAAAAAAACTCACGGCCTGAAATTATCGTACTTCCAGGACTTTTTGCGCAGAAGTTCCAGCGAATAACAAATTCCCTGAAACTTTATCGTACTCTCCACAATTATCGTACTTTCAAGGAAAGTTTTCGTACTGCAAAGAGTTATCGTACTTTCAAACGACTCCACATCTTTTTGTCTATTTCAACATACTTTCTCCAAAACTTTCTCATTATCGTACTTGAACATGAGAAAGTAAAAAGAGAAAGACTGTATATCGAACCGATAACGAAAGAAATTAGAGAGTCAAAAGAGAAAAATACAAATATTGGAGCAAGCAACAACCAGGCGGCAACCAATACACAAAAACTTTTTTTATCCATAATTGTTATAATTGATTAAGAGATTCCCAAACTATTTGCTAAATAGTTTGAAAGTAAAAGTTCTTTGCGACCTTCCAGTCAAGGCCGAAAGTCATGAGAGTTTCTTTTGAAATCTTAAGTTCTTTCATCATTTCTTTCAGATGAGAGAACCAAACTTCGCGAAGACTTTTCACAAAGAGTTTTTGCTCTTCGCTTTTAGCCTTCGAAAGATTGTGCTGCAAGTCTTGCATGTCATACAAAGCAAACTTACAAACTCTTTCAACTGGTTCCATTCCTGAAATGTAATCAAGAACAAACTTTTGGCCGAAACTTGTAAGTTTGTTTCTTTCCTTGTTTGTGAAGATAGGTTCTTCATTCCTTTCAGGAAAGTTTTCCACCACATCTTCGCAAACCTGACCTATTTCTTCGCCCCAAAGTTCTGCAAAAAACTTTGCGGTTTCACGGTCTTTGTTGGCGAGAAGCATCGCACGCGAACCCCGCCTTGGTTTGATTTCTTTTCTCATAAATGTTTTTATTAGTCTGGACGGAGAAAGTTTTGTAACAAACATTCTCCGTTTCGTCTTAATTTCCAAAGACTCTTCAGCAGACCTTCGGGAAAATCAAGCTTGCAAGTTTCTCGCAAATTGTTTTGTCAATCTCGTTGACTTTGACAAAACTTTCCTCCATGATGCTTTGCAGACAGTCGAAAGGTTCTTTTGCCTGAAAGTTTCTCATTTCAATTCCTCGATACCACAATCTTTTTCCAAAAGGTAGTTTTTCTTCAAAGATTTGCAGAATAACATACTTTTTGTTAACTGGTTCGCTGGGACGGTCTAAAACGTCACCAACTTCAAACTTAAACTTTTCCATGATAATTGAATTTAATGATAAAAAACTTTGTCCCGTGAAAGAGAATTGAACTCTTTCGCTATCTTCACAGATTAGCCAGGCCATGACGGAATCCCCTAACGGAAAAGTTTTCTCGCGAAGACTTTCCCGAAAGAGTTTCACGACCGCAAAGTTTCAAAGAGTGTCTTGCCTACTATATTACGCGGTGGACTCCTGAAACTTTGCAGCCAGTGACGTAAATTCAATTATGGACTAATATATTTCTTTCTTTCTTTACCGCAAATCTATTTTCACGCCTTCCGTTTCGGACGTGAACAAAACTTTTATAGGCAAAAGATATGAAAGCTTCGTACCACATTTCAAATAATCTTTCACCTTTTCACAAAGGAGAAAGAAAACTTTCGACCTTAAAGTTTTGGCGGAATTAAACTTTTCCTCAAACTTTTTTTAGGGTGCAAACAATTTGCAACCGAAAACTATTTTTCAAGTCATATCGGCTGCAAAGAAAATTTGTCTGCAAAAAGTATGAAAGAAAACAAAGAGCACTTGCAAAGATTTAACTTTGCATATTTGCGGCTAAAATAGGAGTCGGACCTACAAAAGGTATGTTTAGATACCTTCCCGAACCATGGTTAACCAGAACACATTAAACCAAACAACAAAACAATCTGAAACAATATTCTTTTTATTCAGGTACGAAAGAAAACACAACAAAGGTGTAATTATACCTTTTCCCGAAAACTTTCGAACCATGGAGAAATAAGGCACAAAAAAAACGGAATGCAATTTCTTACATTCCGTTTTCTTTTCTTTGTTAATAGATTGAAAAATAACTTTCATCTATCATTCTATTTTTGCAGAAATAATGAAGGCGTTTTTTTTCATACCTTAAAAATGCATCATTATCTTTCGGGAAATGATAACTTTTAAAAATGATTATTTCACCCACAACTATTTGCAAAGGAATAAATCTTATTTCTTTTATTTCCTGACGTATCATAACTCAAAAAGTTTTTAATATGAATTTTTTAATGCAGTGGAGTCTTGAAATGTTTTGTCACCACCACATCTTTGTATGTTGTACCCAAAAAGATTTTTCACCCTATTTGCATACATTTTCCATATTTTACCATGGTTCTGACAATTTGGCAAAGTATGTAATAATTCATGATAAATAGTGTTTATAATTGCGTCTTTTGTTCCGTTTTTCACGAAAGAAAGATTAAATCCCAAATGAAATAAACCTTTTCGATACGCACAAATTCCAAAATATTTTGCTGAATGTGTGAAATGCAATTCACTTGAAATTTTTTCTTCAGGCAAAGGAAAACCAGCCGAAAGAAGATTTTGAAAACAGTTTTCAAAATTGATTAAAAATTCTTGTTTTGTCATAACTCAAAAAGTTTTGATGAAAGAAAAGTTTAAGAGAAAAAGAAAAGAAGAACCAGCCTTTTTTGTCGGCTGGTTCTTCTTGAAAAGGTGAGGAATTATTCTGCAAATACTTTTTCAATTTCGGCCAAAATTGCCTCCTTTGAAAAGTTTGCATCTTTCGCCTTTTTTGCGCTTTCAGAAACTGCCTTGAGAATATTGAAGTAAGCAATTACTTGATTTGCTAACTTTCTTTCGGCCTCTTGCTTGCTTGCATAATAACGAACTGCACAAATGTAGTTAGTTACGTTAAATTCAAGTCTTCTTTCTACAAACAAACTCTGAAAGAACTTTTCACCCGTCGAAGTAGTGCGTGACAAAGTTACATCAAAATAACGGTTTTGGCCTTCTTTGTCGGTACACTGGTTCGCTCTATAGATGCATACTTTATTGTCGCGAATGTAGTTACTTTCATCAATTGATGAAATATTACAAACTGAAAGAACTTTGTTATACAAACTTTCGTTTTCTTGCAGGCGAGCAATAAAGGTGGAGAAAGAAATGTTTTGCGCTTTCTCAATTTCCTCAGAATGTGCGTCCAAAAACTCTTTTTTGGATTTTTGCAGTGTGGACAAAAATACGTCTTCACTCATTATCCCAGCCTTAACCAGTGGTTCAAGCGAGGAGCGCAAAACACTATCATCAAACTTTATCGGCGAAAAGTAGTCGATAACTTGTGCAAATACCTGGTTCTTGTCTAATTTCTCAATTTGGACAGTTGCCTCAGTGTCGTCTTCAATAGTGAATTTTCCACTAACTTTCCCCTTTGTCAGGGTTGAGTCGGTCCCAACAAGTGGAAGGGAGTCGACTCCGTTAAATACTTGTTTCATGATGTTTTTTGGTTTAATGTAAATATTTCAAAGAACTAAATAAAACGTACATTAAATGTACACTGCAAAGGTAGTAATAAATATGGTACATGGTTCTCCAAAATACGTTTTTTTTCGGCAAAATATAGTAAAAATGTGTTTTTTGTGGTATATTTATATTTCTAAATGTAAATTTGCTATTTCTGAGTTTGCAAAATAGGCTATTTTTGTAGGTATCTACAAACAAAGATACGCTTGCAGCTTGCAACCAGCCGAAAATAGGGTGCAAAGATAGGGTGCAAAGGTATCTAACTGGTTCTTCAAATATCTACCTGAATGCAAAGATACGCTTATTTGGCCTATATTTGGCAAATATCGGCAAAACATACTTGAACCATACATTTGCCCACAATCTAACAAAAATACCTATATAGGCCAAATAAATAGGCTAATTGAGTGTTATATATAATTCCTCATTATTTGCTCTTTGTTGCCTATTTACTGCAAAGGTAGTGTTATTCATCAAACCAGCCTAATTGCATTCAGGAGCAAATAAAAGGGCAAATTAGGCCAAATATATATGTATGTATGGATAACTATATATAGGTTTATTGTTTTGCTGGTTTATGATTTATACGCTAATTTCAGGCCAAAATAACGTTTTAAATCATATTTATATATCTTTTAAACCATAAAAAATTAATTGAATTTTGTTTACAGATTTATTAATTGAAAATGTAATAAAAAATGTGGAATTTTTTAGGGAAAGTGTGAAATTGTAATTAGCGTAACTACCTATCTTTCAGGAATTTACGAAAATTGCGTAACATTATTATTATAAAGTAACCACCAACATTTTTTAATAGCAAAAATATTTACATTTTTAATAGGGGTACACCCCCCTTTGTTGACGAAAAATCGGTGGTTGTGAGCATCAATCGAGATTTTTTAATTTTTTATTTTTTATTTTAATTTTAAAATTTTATTTTCGATTTATTTTTTTTGTTTTTTATTTTTTCGATTTTCAATTTTAGTTTCAGTTTAATTTTATTGTATTTACGATAAATATTTATGTTTATTGTATAATTTTATTGTAATTATTTGTATAATTAAGTATAAATTAGATATAAATTAGATATAATTCGGAAAAACTGCGAAAATTTTGTTGTTTGTGTATGTTTTGTTTGTGTTGTTGTTAATTAAGTGTTAATTCGATGTAAATTTTGGTTAAAATGTGGCTTTATGGTTGAAAATGGGGTTGAATTTGTTGTATGGATGTTGTTTAGTGTTTCTTTTTGTTTGGATGTTAAGATTTCCAGTGATTTTTGCAAATGGTTGAGAATAAGGGTTTATCTTTGCACTTGATGTATCAAATGAACCAAATGAACCAATAATAGATTATTGTTGTTTATGTTTTTTTATTTGTTATATATATCTAATATAATTCGGCGCGAAAAAAAATTTGCGTTGTGTAAGTTGTGTGTGTGATGGCGGTATCGAGGAAGAAGGTTAGTGTTTCTGCGTCTTGTGATGCTCGTATGTCGTTGATAGATGCTTTGTCGGGTGAGTTATTGAAGTCACTTGACAGGCGTTTGTTGCGTGATGCTTATTGTCAGGCTCGTTTTGGTGATAGGTTGTATGGTTATCGTGAGGTGGTGTTTTCTGCTTGTGCTTCTTGTTTCAAGACGTTGGGTGGAGAGGTGTATTATTTTGATGGTAGGGTATGGTGTGTGTTGAGTGATGTTGTGTTGGAGGCATCTTTGAGCAAGTCTTTGGTTCGTTGTGGTGTTCCGAAGGGTGATATGGTGAATGCCATTGGCAAGTTGATGTATTCTGCGAAGGGTGGTGCTTCGATGTCTCCTTTGGAGTTGTCTGCTTCTGTTGTTGGTTTTCGCAATGGTGTATGGGATTTCAGCGACATTGAGCATCCCGTGTATCATTCGTTTGCTGATAGGATGCCGATAGTTGATGTGTTGCCTTACGACTACGACCCGGCGGCTGTTTGTCCGTCTTGGCTTGCGTTTCTTCGTTCTGTGTTGCCGAAGGGTGAGATAATGAAGTTGCAGAAGTATTTGGGTTTGGGTTGTGTTGATAGGAAGTCGATGTCTCACAAGGTTGAGGAGACGTTGTGGCTTGTTGGCAGTGGTGCGAATGGCAAGAGTACGGTGTTTGATGTTGTGCGTGCTGTTTATGGTTCGTCGAGCATGTCTTATGTTGGTTTGGACATGTTGTTGTCTGGTTCTTCTGACGTGCGTGCTCGTTTCATTGGCAGCATAGAGGGCAAGTTGTTCAATTATTGTTCTGAGATACAGAGCAACGACATTACTCGTTATTCTGACACGTTCAAGAGTTTGTGCAGTGGCGAGCCTCAGACGGTGCGTAGGCTTGGTAGGAATCCTGAGACTGCTTTTGACATACCTTTTTTGGTTTTCAATATGAATCGCCGTCCTACTGCGAGGAACATGGACCAGGCGTTGTTGCGTCGTTTGTTGTTTGTGTCTTTCAACACCTCTGTTTCTGCTTCTGAAATGAACAGGGAGTTGTCTTCGGAGTTGATGAAGGAGTTGTCCGGCATAAGGAACTGGATGGTGGAGGGTTATAGGATGCTTGTCCGCGATGGTTTTCAGTTCAAGTCCACGAAGGATGGTGATTCGGAGTTGCGCGAGTACATGCTGGAGAATGGTCAGGCTGCGCAGGTGTTCTTGACGGAGCGTGGTTATCGTTGCAACCGTCGTTCCGGCCATTGGGACGAGAAGATGCAGTGGGTCACTTTTTCTGCTTTGTATGAGGAGTATTCTTCTTGGTGTGCGAAGTGGTTGCAGGAGCCGGAGAAGGAGAATGCTTTTGCTCGTGAAATGACGCGTCTTGGCTGGCACGAGGGTTGTGGCAACAGGAAGCGTGTGAGCAGGAGCGTGTTGTATGGTATATTTTGCGAGAAGGCCATTGGTTATGCGCTGAAGGTCTGATTGCGTTGTGAATAGAAACATGTCTTATCTAAAAAACTTTTTTTGTTATGGGAAAAATCAGAATAGGCCAGGACAAGCCGAGGGAGTTCACTCCCGGCCGTCCTTCCGTGCCTGTCGTGGCATCCCAAGCCACGGAGAGTGTTGTTGCCGCCGAGGAGGTTGTCGAGGGTGATGTTGCCCCCGTTGCCGAGGTGGAAGTGAAGAACCCCGCTCCGAAGAGGGGTGGCAGAAGGTCGAAGAGGAAATGAGCAAGTCAGGTAAGATAAGGAAGCGGCTTGCCCGGTTTGTCGGCGGTCTTTCCAACGAGGAGTGCAGGGAGCAGTTGTTGCTTTCCTATTTGCAGATGGAGCGTTGCCAGCAGTTGCTGCGTGGCGAGGATGTCGAGCCTGTCGAAATGAAGGACAACGGCATGTCTTCCGACTTGGAGTTGTTCTATGCTTGCAAGAAGGTGCGCGAGGAACTTGACTCTTTCGATGATGAAGAGGAGGAGGAAGACTTTTCGGACATGCGCATTTCGGTCATTGTGTCGAACTACACGGATGCGCTTCGTGATTATGTCAATGGTGTCAGGCGATGAGCGGTAGGGGTGAGATACCATTTGTCAAGCCTGTGCGCATTGGCAATTTCAAGATGTGGCGCAGCAAGGCGAACAAGGACGTGGTGCAGATTGTCGTTAGCACGTTGGATGGTGGTTGGATGGTCAAGATACCTTCCACGTTCGACATTTTCGCCATCATACGCGAGTTGTTCGCCAAAGGCGAGTACGATGCCATTTTGTCGTATTTCACGAATATGTTCGCCGCCACTTCGATACCGAACGGCTTTTTCCACCAGGGCATCAGTCTGTTGACCATTGCTTACTGCAATCCAAAGTCTCTTGAGGAGGGTTCTGGTATTTACGAGGACTTGCTGGCAGATGCGAAAGGTATTCGTGATGCCTACCTTGAATGGAGGAAGGAGAATGACGAAAGGCAGGGCGTTTCTGTCGAAGACGATGGTTTGCGCGATGCCGTTGCCGACGATATGCTTGCCGCTTTGGCTGCTGCCGATGCTGAAAGCTCCGTTGAGCAGACGTCAGCGGAATGATTTTGTGTGATTTTTGTGAATGTGAAAAGCGACCTGTTGAAGGTCGCTTTTTTGTTATTCTGCGTCTCTTGCCGCTTGTATGAACTTGTGTGCGATTGCCATAATGCGCCCCATTTCGACTGGTCTGACCTCTTGTACGTTGTTTTCCTTCGCAAAGTCGTTGTAGGCGAAGAGCAGTGGGCATCTGTCGCATTTTAGTGGTAGGACAAAACTGATGTTGTCTGTCTCTTCTGCGACATCCTGTTCGTTTTCTTTTCTTATGTCGTTGTACTTTGCGTACAGTTCTGCCCTTTCTTTTGAGCCGATTGGTTGTTGCTTTGCGGAGCGCAGGATTTCCTTCAGCACCTCTTCTGTCCCGACAAGTTCCATTTCGTCGAGTGTTGCAGGTGTTGCTATTCCCTCTTTTACGCGGTTGCGTCTTGTTTCGAGCAACTTTCTGAACTTCGGGCTTTCCACGATGTTCTTTTTAATGCTTTCGCTATATTGGACGGCGATGGCTGTGTTTTCGGGGTATGCCACGGCGTAGGCATCTTCTTCCGAGTACCCTATGCTCATGAGGTCAGCCATGACGAGGTATTGTATCGTCACTCCTTGTTTCTTGGCTTCTGTCTGTTTTTGTTTTGATAGTTCCATTCTTTCAGATGTTTTGCAATTCATTCTTGTGTATCGGCACTTCGTAACAGCAGCAATGCGGATGTACGGGGAGTATTCCGTAGGCATCCTTTATTTCGTAGAAGCCTGTCACCGCATCGCAGATGTCGCAGTTGTAGTTGCTCCCTCTTAGGATGTAAACGCCGACCACTCCGTCTTCATCGAAGTCTGTCACTTGTGAGCGCATCCATGCCATTTGCAGCGTTGTTGCCGCCATATTCGTCACGTTTGTGCTTCCGTTGTTTGATATGCCGACTGCTCCTTTCTGCACTCCACGGCTGCGTATGTATGTTGCCGTGAAGTCTTCCGCGTGTTTGAATGCCGCAATCACCTCCGGCATGGTGTAGATGGTGTGCTTGTATGTCTTCATCTTCGTTACTGCGTTGGCGAGAGGTGTTTCGGCATCCATGAGTGCGGCGAGAGCGGCTTCCCAGTCCTTCATTGTTTTCAGCAGATAGCCTTGGAGTGTGTCTTCAAGGTTTCTGTTCATTCTTCCGAGCGTTGCCATCCAAGCGGTGATGGCTGCGATGGTCTTTCGGTTGTTGCTCCCTCTTGTAGCATACTCGTATATGAGTGCGAGTATGGCTTCTTCAAGTTCGTCCATCACCTCTGCAATCTCGTCCATCATTTCTTCGTTGAACGCGCTGCTGAAATAGAGTAGTTCCGGGTCAACGTTGTATTTGTAGCAAATTTCCGCTATCCGTTCTATGGCATTGTCAAGCAGTTCGTCAATCCTTGCAACGAGAGTTCTTGCCGTTTCGTCTCGTTGCAGGATGAATTGTTTTGCCGCTTGTATGTCCTCCAATGTCGGTGCGGCATACTTTGCGGTGTCGAGTTTTATCTTTATCGGGTCTGGCATGAGTCAATCAGTGTGTTGTGTTCCATTTGTCCCAGTTATTGCGGCCTTCCCAGTTCCCGTTCTCATCCCATTTTTTCCCAGTTCGATTCGGCCTCCCTGCTCCGCGTCCTGTTGCGACGGAATACTTTTTCTTGTTCGTTGCTTTGCCCTTTTTCTCTTCGCCTTCCTGAATTTGGTTTTGCGCCTTGATTACCTCCACTTGCTGTTCCGTTTGGATTTCTGCGAGGTTTTCTTGCATTTCAACGTTAGCCTCGTTTTGTATATCAATGCGCTGCTCCTCAAGCAAGAGTTGTTGCTTTTCCTCCTCGTGCTTTTCTCTGAGTATTCTGTCCCATTCCTGCGGCGTAGCGTATGGAAGTTTCTCCGATGCCGTTTGCTTTGACAGGAAACCTCCAAGCACGGCGACGTTGAGGTTTTGCGTGAGTTCGGAAAAGTTTACATGAATATAAGGCTCTATGTAATGCCTTATGTTAGTGTTGATGAACGAAAGTCTTTTCTCGCTTTCTATTCCGAACCCCCAGTTGAATATCTCAATCATCTTGTCGATTGCTCCGTCATACTCATGCGCGTCAGTCATGGCTTTCTCGTAAGCATCGGAGTACATGATTTTCAATGCCACCCCCGGAGTGTCGCCTGATTTCAGTTCGGGTGTTTTTACGGCAAACGATTGCTTGTAGATGCTGTCTTCCAACTTGTCAAGTTCTCCCTTGTACGCATTGCTTGCGTCCTGTCGGTTGAGGAAACCTATTTCTCCGTCCGATGGGAGTATCATGATTTTCGAGGCATAGCTCATGTCGTTTGTCGTGACCTCTTCGCTCCCCTCCCCTTTCACGTACATGATTGGCAGTCCGAAGTCATGGTTTGAGTGTGCGAGGTTGGAGAATGCCAACTCGTAATGTTCTATTGTTTCCTCCGAAAAAGTCCAGCATGGTCCGTTGTCATCGCGCATGTAAGAGACCGGAATGGAATCAAACCCATGTCTTTCCGCCCATTCCAACTTGTAGCCGCCAACGGAGAACAATTTGAACACCGCTTGTTTTGCTTTGTCGAGCAGTGATGTCGGGTCTCCGTCAGCCACAAAGCGGTAGTAGTATTCATCGTCCCATACGTCGATGTATCTTTTTGTGACGCTGCCGTCTTCTGCGTAGTTTGAGTATGTTCGTGCCAGCGTGTTCAACTTTCCTGTCCGGAGGTCGTAGTGTGGGTAAAGTTTGTCGCCATTGAGGAATGACAAAACTTTCCATTCAAACTTTCCCTTGTCGAGAAAACCAACAAATGCCCCATCGCCAGTAGCCTTTACCGACTTTGCGAGTTGGTACCATGCCACCTCCATGTTCTTGTTCGCCCATCCGTTTCGATGTTCGTTGAAGACTTTCTGCGTATTTTCATTCACGCTCTTGTCTGTCAGTTCAAACTGTATGTCGTTGCCGCAAAGGTGCGTGAGGTGTTTTATGAGGATGATTTGCTGGTATGAAAATGCGTACCGTGGAATTTCTTGAATATACCATTTCCCATCCTCTTCATTTTTCTGCCACACGTCGGGATATAGTTCCCTATCGTTTATGAGATGCCCAGCGGGGTCGAGTTCACGCATGAAGTCTTCCTGCGTGACAATCTTTCTTCGCAACTTGTCGGGAACGGGCTGCATTTCGCGAACCTCGCCAAAAGTGTAGCCGTGGTCGTAATGTCCGTCCGGCAAAATTCTCGTGAAAGGTTTCTTTGTTAAAAGTTCCCTTAGATTGAGGTTGTTCTTGTTGTCTGACATATTCGTAATTTGTTTTGGTTTTTAAGAGAATTGTATTGAAGCGTAGGCATTGCCAGATAGTTTTCTTGCAGACCTTATCCTCCCAGACTTGTTTAGCCAAGATGGAATGACGGCCTGTGTGTGTTTGATGTCAAAGATTTCTCGCATGAAGAGAGCCTCGAAGAAGTCAGGTGAGTGTCCAACAACGGCTTTGTTTTTCATTTGCTCTTTGTGGATAAGGCACCAGCCTTTGTCTTCCTTTGACATGTCTTTCTTGACGCATCTTCTTTCTATTTGGAGGATGTCGTAAAGAGTTTTCGTTTCCTTCCCGATTTTGTATTTTCTTTTGAGAAGCGATGGCTCGATGCTCCAGTTTGCCTGCTGTGTCCTTTCGGCAAACTTGTACGCGCATTGCGACTTTTTGTTGTCGTATAGGTTTTTGTCCTTTGGGGAAACGGCCTCTTGGTTGTTGAATGGGACCGCTCTTGGAAATGCACCTTTAAGGACTTGTCCCATTCCGTTGAGGTCGTATGCAAAATTTTCCTCAAGCACTCCCCATTCCCTAAGTTTTGCCTCCAGGAGTTTTGTCGTTGTTATCGGGTCTCTGCGGCAGACAAACACGTCAGCGACATGCCATCCTATCCATAGCCACGTCACGCAGTTGTCACCGCCAGTTGCCGCTACGTCGCAAGTTGCGCGTCGAACTTTGTCACCAACCATTTGAGCGTTTTGAAACACCTTGTCGAGGTGGTATGCCTGTATCATATCATCCCCCATTTTCACAATGTCCCAATTTCCGTCAAACTCTCTCGCCCTGATTTCAGGTGGCTGGTTGAGGAGGTTTGCAACGTATGATGGGTCGTTTTTCAGAAGAGCCTTGTTGTCTTTCAGCGATGCTTTGATGAATGTGACCGACTTGACGAAGAAAGAAGTTTTTGTATAACCGAACTGTTCCCATTCAGGGTCCCATGCATCGTCAATCAGTTCGCGGCATTGTTCATAGACCTCTTCCGGTGTGTCGCCCCAGACGATGTTGTCAACGGAATCGTCAGGCATATAGCAATACCTCACTTGCCCGTCTCTTTCAGGTATGGCGAACCCTTTTCTTTCGGGGTGTTTCAACCCATCGGAGTAAATGGTGTCTTCCTTCCCTATCCACCAATCGACAAACTTTCTCAGCCAACTTAAAGGATCCGGGTTGCAAGTTCCAAGCATTCTTGAATGGACTCCGACGGTGTTTCGGTTTGATGTCATGAGGAACTTGAACATTTCAAACGGCATTTGCGGCAACTCGTCAACTCCTATATATGCGAATTGCTGACCGCGATACTTGACATCAAAGTCAGCCATCGGCATGTCGTAAATCGTCAGTCCGAGTTTTGCCCCAGAGTGAAAATACCATGTCATATCGTCCTTCGAGCGGTTGTATCGCCCCATTTTGTCGAACCATCGCTTGCTTTCGTTGATGATGTTGTCAAAATCATCTTTGTTCTTTCGGAAGATAATGCCGTTGAAATGCTTGTTCTTTATGTCGTAAAGCGGCTCCATGAGCATTGTCACGGTGTTGTGGTTGATGGTGTATGCATCTGTCATGTAAAGATGGTCTTTGCCAGTCACGGTTATACACCTGCATTTTCTCAAGTGCTTCGACTTGGTGATGTATAAGAGTTTTTTCGTCAGAATTGGCTTGTCCGGGTTGACTGGCATGCTTTTGATTGTCTCGCCATTCTTTCTTGCACGAAGTTTAAAGCATTTCTTTGTGTCCGGCCAGATGTCTGCATCGTCCGGTGCGACAAAAGAAACTTTCCAGTAGCCAATTCTTTCAGGGTCATCTTCAACCTGCGTAACTTTTGCCCAAATTCCGAGAGAGCGTGCCACTTCAGCAACTCCTTCAATAAACTCTTTGTTTGGGAGAGCAAGGCAAGGATGCTTGTGCATAGACCTCCCTTTCTTGAACATGACACCTCTGAGATATTCCCACCTCGATTCAATCGAAGCAGTTCTATATTCGTGTGGAACTCTTGCGGGTTGTTCTTGTCTGCTGCAAGTGATTTTCTTTCTGTTTTCGTCGGATAGTCCTTTCAGGTAGTAGAAGCCGTCGCGTTTGTTTTTCTTTATGGTATATCCAAGGCGTGCAAATCTTCTTGTCTTGAAATAATCGTCAGAAAGTTTCACACCAGTCAAAGCGAAATTCCAAAAACCCGTTCCGCTAATAAATCCAAGGACGTATGGGTGTATTGGTAAATCAACGGCAGTCACTTTTTCGTTCAGTTCGACCTCTCCGCAAAGTGGAAATTCGACATAGTTGTTTACACCTGCTCTCAGCGAGAGTGGATAAAGCGAACCTATTTTGTACCTGTTCATGATTTCCCTTGCTGTCATTTCGTGGTATTTCCCATTCGGCCTTGTTTTTGCCCAAAAACGATGATTGTCCATGCAATCGACCGTAGTACCATCGTCGAAATGGAAAGAGTAGATGGTGTTGACACCTTGCTCGTAGATGCCGCTTACTTTCTGCACTCCGTCGTATGGGGTGCAGATAAGGTCTCCGACTTCAAGGTCTCCCATTTTTCTAAATCCTGATGGTGTTGCGACTGGTGTATTGACAGGGTTTGCCTTTCCTCCCCCTCTATTGCCGCCAAACACGGTGATGTCGGCAACGTTTCCAAGGCCAAGTTCCTGCGCCCCTTCTTGTGCGATAAAGAACTTTGAGTTTTTCTTTTCCGCTTCTTCTTCCCTTAGTTGGCTGACATATTCATGCGTGTAGATACGTCTGCCGTCAGGTGTCATTAACCCTTTAAATTTTTCGTGTGATGTCATAATACATTACATTTTTGTCGCAAAGTTACGCTTCAAATGCCTCATTTGCATCTTTTTTGCTTGGAAAACCAAACATTTCCAATAAAAAATTTTTTTACACCACCAATTCTGATATATATTTGCAGAAAATTCTTTACAAAAGTGGCGAGAAAAGCCGCAAAAGTAGAACCAAATCAAAAAACACATGGAGAAAGACATTCTCATTCAGAATTTACGGACAAAGGTTGGAGAAGACAACTGCAAGTCTATTAGTGACAAAACCTTCGAGGGTATTGCCAACGTGTACCTTCCCCTTTTCGCAGACGATTCCAAGATTACCGAAGACACGTGGAAGTTTCCTGTTGCCGCGCTCACAGAGTTTGCTGGTCAGAAACGCTACGACGAAAAAGTTTTCACGGAAAAGTTCAAGGCAGACTACGCGCAAGAGTATGCCACTCAGCATGAGAAAGATGTTGCGGAGCGTATTCGCGTTGCCGCAGAAAAGGCGGTGGAAGAGTACAAGACGAAACACCCGGAGAACGGAGGGAAAGTAGGCGAGAATGGTGGTGAGCCAGGCGGTGTCGTTGACATCGACAAGAAAGTCAGCGAGGCCGTTGCAAAAGCCATCCAGGGACTGACAGGCGCAGACAGCGACCTTGGCAAGTCCATCGCGACTATTTCCGATTTTGTCAAGCAGCAGGCAGAGCGGGAGAAGACCGCTGCAAAGATTCGTGTTAAGGACGAACTCAAAAAGCACCTTATCAATCTGAAAGCCAACAACGAGGCTTGTGTGGACGATGCCCTTGATGACATTGACTATGGAGACGAGCCGACGTTTGACGGACTGAAGCAGAAGGCCATTGCCGCCTATGAGAAACGTTACAAGCGTTACTACGCTGACGGCGGGAAACCATTCGGAGGAGAAAGCTCTGGTGAAGGTGGGAATGGTGGGAACTCCTACATAAAGGAGCGCATTGAGAGGCTGAAGCAAGAGGCCGCAGATAACGCGAATTACGCTGCTGAAATAGCCAAGACCTTCCAATAATCATTGCGGAGGGCAAGTAAAACGCGAAAAAATCCATTAAAATGAGAACAGGAACTATCAACAACTACGTAAAGTTCAGCAAAGGCTGGGGTGGCGTGCGCAAATGCTACGAGGGCAAGCCTGAAATCGCCGTTGGCGGTTTTAGTTGCGATACCAGCCTTATGCCTCAGAACGGAAACGCGATGGCCGCAGGTACTGCCGTGTTCTACGACGAGGTTGCAAGAACCATCGTTCCGCTCTACACTTTCAGGGTTCTTGAGGTTGACACAACCGACAAGACCGTGAAGGTGGAGAAATTCGAGACTGGCAGTATTGCGAAGGTTGGCATGGGGCTTATTGTCGTTGGCAATGACCTCACGCAAGCCGCCTCCAACATCGCAACCGTGACAGCCATTGATGATTCAGCCGCAGATTTTGACGTGCTGACAATGGATGCCGTCGCTGTCGAGGGTACCGCTTTCATCGCAGAGGGTGACGTGCTTGCAGAAGCCGTATCGTCTGCCGTGAAGAAAGTCAAGGTTGTACCCAACGGCCTCACCTATTGTGACAACGTGCTTGACCCCGATGCTTATGCCATCGACATCGACCCCGTTTACTTCTGCATCCGTCCAGTCCTTGAACGTCGTATGCCTCCTCTGACTGAAAGTCTGAAAAAGGCTCTTCGCGAAAACGGCTGCTATTTCAATTTCTCACCGCGCAAGTAAACAGAAAGGAGAATTAGATTATGAGAGATAAAAGTCTTTATAGCATCAGCGGTCTGCATCAGTATGTGGACGCTGAAAGTTTCGGTCTAATCCTTGACAACGTGAACGCCAAGTACAACGATGCACTTTGGCGTAAATACGCATCTTGGGGAACTCCCACCAACGAGCGCGAGTGGAAACAAGGGTTGAAGAAGACCCCCATCTATGTCCGTGCTTCTGTGCTTGGTACTCATTCCGAGAAGCCGCAGCGCAGCACCGTTGGATGGAGCCTCTACGGAGGAACTTTGCCGCAGGTAGGCCATGGTTTCAACATCACACAGGACGATATGATTGAACTCCGTCGCCTGTCGAAGTTGAACGACCGCACCTTTGGCGAGGAACTGACCGACAGTTTCATCCTCGATACAGATGCCATGCTTGGCGGCGTACACAACGAACTTACCTATATGGTCATGCAGGCCATGTCCACTGGTGAGATTCACGATGTTGCCGTTGACGGCTACAAGTACGATTTCAAGTTCGACATCCCGCAGGACAACTTTGTCGCTCCCGACAACGGCAAGGAGTGGTACATTTGGGACACCACTGGCAGCACTCCCGTTCTTGTCGCGAACACCAATGCCGACGTGATTGAGGACTTGCTGACCTTCCAGAACTACTACACAGACACGCGCAACCTTGGTGTTGACCACTGGAAGATGTCGAAGAGCATGCTCGACAAGATTCTGCTCCATCCAAGCGTTCTTACTGCCTACAAGGCAAGCAAGAACTATTACAGCCCCTCCGATGTCAAGGTGAACCGCACCGACATCCTTGCTTGGCTGCACACCGAAATGAAGATTTGGCCGTTTGATGTCATTGACTTCAAATCCCGCCACGAGGAGGATGGAAAGGCAGTTGCCGATGCTCCTGCTTTTGACGAACACAACTTGGTTGCCGCCACTCGCGCCTACCGCCTCTTTGAAATGAAGTGCATGCACAGCATTTTGAGAGACCGCGCAGCCGCAGGTGCGCACAACGACAGCGTCCGCACTCACTTTGTCGAAGAGCGTATTGCCGTGCAGAATGTTTGGCAAGACCGCCCGATGATGAACATTGTGGACTGCGAGTTGTATGCTGGCCCGGTGTTCAACAACGTGAACGACTACGGAATTGCAACCGTATGGTCTGACTACGGTGGATAAACTCTAAGACGTGCCTTTGACCATGGCTGAGACTCAACGAACCGCGCTTGACTACATCAAGGGATTGTTCCCTGACATTTCCGTTAGCGACTCCATCTTGTCGAATGTCGCTTTCAAGGCTAACATCGACCTTGAGCAGGTGGAGTATTCGCTGACGGAGAGAGAAAGGGACTTGGCTTATGCCTACCTTATCCTTTATCTTGCTCCTGGTGGTGGTGCTTCCCATAGTGTTACTGACCGCGATGCAGATTGGGAGCATTCGGAGAGCAATGGTTCTTGGTCTTATTCCGACCGTTGGAGGTTGTTGCTCATAGCTCGCGCACTTCTCAGGAAGTGGGGTGTTGATGACATCCTTCTTGATGCGGCTACGGGCAAATGGGGTTTCAAGGGCAATGGTTTCCACAAGATACGAAGATACCCTAAGTTTGGTCGCAAATGTCGGTAGAAAATCCTCGTTTCCCTCACTTTTGCCGTATAATACGCAAGGTTGAGAAGAGTCCTCTTGTCGAGCAGGAAGACTACACTCCGCTTTGCAGTGACGTACCCGATTACGTTGCTACGGACGATGCAAGTGTTGAGGTTATCTACGATGGAAAGTGTAGGTGTTATAAGGTAAACACAACATCGGACAGGGGGGACATCATCACATCGCAGAGAGGTCTCGCCCTGCCTTTGACAAAGGATGATTGGGCTTGCCTTGGCATTGCTCCAAGAGGCGGTGACGAAGTTTCCGTTTGCTTTGGTTCTTATGCGGAATACGGCACTGTCACTGACATAACTCCGGCTAACTTCCATGGAACACATATACTTTGGAGGTATGGACGGAACTAACAGCGCGATTATCAATTCTGCGGTCAGGGACTACAAACTGTACATCCAAGACAAGACAGAAGAAACACTTAGGGAGTGGTGCGATGACCTGGTGACAACTGCGGTGAGGGAAAGGTTAAAAGAACCGAAGGCTCACAATTTCACTGGCAACCTTCTCAACTCCATCGTCGCAGGTCTTTACCGAGGTGGCACATGCGTTTACGCTGTCTATGCTGCTGGCAATATACCAATGGCTATCCGTCCGAAGATGTCCGGTCCAAGAAAAAGGTCATACGTGTTTAGGCCAAACGATTACGACGGAGCAAAGGCTTCAAAGTATCGACCGGAAGTCCCGACCGACAAGGGATATGGCGCGGACGATGCGGAAAGATTTCTGATGTCGTACAAGCCGAAATTTCGCTGCATGTTTGAAATCGTTGTGGCCTACACGGTTGAATATGCAGAATGGGTGGAGCAAAAACGTAGCACGACGGGCGTAATTCTAACGCATGAAAATGCACTCAGAACTGGTTTAACATTTATGCAGCGTATTTGATAATGGCAAAGAAGTCAACGTTATACTACATCTACGCAGACTTGGTGAACGCGTTGAAAAACGTGATAGAGTCAAAATACTTGTTCTTGCAAGACAGGCCGAACGCATCGGACTTCGACCTTCCAATGAGCAAGTTTGCCGTTATCGACCTGCCAGCGAACATCAACGACTATGTGATTGGCGGTAGGAAGACGCTGTTGACAACGAGTGGCGTGTTCCATCTATTCACGCAATCGAAAAAGAACCAGACACTTGACGTGAATGCAGTAGGTAATTTTGTGGATGCCGTTGTGGAACTATTCCCTATCAAGGGAGAGTGCTGCAAGGCTACGAACCCCTCCGTTCTTATGAACGGCTCTGACGGACTTGGCTTTCAAGTCACGACTATTGCTTTCGACTTGCAATGCAGGTGGGGAGTATTTGAGAGAAAGAATAACGAATAAATAAAGACAAAGAATTATGGCAACAATCAGTTCTTATCAGAGCGGTGCCTTTGTTGGCATTTCTCACCTATGGTTCATCACTGGTGGCTTCGGGGACAACTTCGCCATCACTAACCAAACCGTGAGGGAAATTCCTGTCGCAGAAGATGGTGGTTTCACCTACAGCGGCGGTACTCCCAACGTGGACCACTACAAGGTCCATGGTCTGAATGGCGACTGGACCAGCCGAATGACCCCCGGAGAGACCGAAATCAACCTCTTCATTCCGACTGTTGACATGGATGTGCTGCAGGCATGTGGCTTCAACGTAAGCACCTCTGCTACTGGCCCGACCATCGCAGATTCGGACGCTGGCGATTTCAAGTTCACAGGAACTTCCGGCTATACCTTTGCAGAGACGCAGAAGGCTTTCAGCGTAGGTATCGCAGCCGCCAACGACGAGGGTACTCAACTCTTCGCCATCAAGAAGGTGAAGTTGCTTGCAAGTGTCCTCTTCGATTCCGCAGACACCGCCAAGCCAATCGGCATCACTCTTAGCGGTTCGAGTTCCGCCTCTTCCGCTACTGACGGTATGGGCATCTTCCAAGGTGCTACTGCTGTGGTGACGGGGGGATAGACGGGGGTGAGGCATCCCTACCAACCTCCGGCGCCGGCGCGTTGTACTACGTGAAGAATCTCTCTCTTGAAGATTTTGGCGAAGGTCTTATAAATCCGCTTGTCTTTGTCAGCAATTCCAATGGCATTTTCGATGCGAATGTTCTTGTTGACGGAGAAAGCGACGAAATAGGCTTCGTACCCGACGGAGAAACGTTTGAAACGGCAGATGTCGGAAACGTAGAATTAGCTGCGGAGGCTATTGCCAATTATCTTCATAGGAAGTATGGTCTTGTGTTCAACCCGAACTATGACACCTATTCCGAATATTCAGAAGACGATTTGATTGGCTATCTATAGCAGTCAAAATCAAAGGGAGGACGCGACAATCCTCCCTTTTTCAAATTAAACCCACAAAATTATATGGCAAAGAGAGAACCGAAGATAGAGCAGCCATCGAGTGAAGCGCAGAAACAATACGCGTCGCTCGTAGCCAATGATGCGACTGTTGTTTCAATACTTGGAACGAGCAAGAAATACAAGTTGCGTTGGTTGCGCAATAGCCAGTTGGAGAAGTTAGGTCGCTTGATGTTGCACAAGGCGGCAACCGATGACAAAGACCATGAGTTAAGCGTGTTGGATGAAATGGCAGAAGACGCAAAGATAGCATGCAAGGCTGCTGCCATTTATGTCACAAATGGCGGCTGGCTGCGTTTGAAGTTGTTCTATGGCATTCTTTGGCGATGGTTCTACTATGTCAAGGAATATTCTGCAATGCAACTTGCAGAGATACTTGAGGTAGGCAAAAAAAAAATTCCGCTCACTCAGTTCTTTCTCATTACCATGTCCTTGACCGAGGCGAAGGATACGCTGATGATGATGAGGATGGAAGAAGCCGAGCGTATCCTTCGCGAACAAAGTGGGGAGCGCAGTTCAGCGACAGGAAGAAACTCCAATGGCTCTTCCTCCCAAGGTACATCTTCTTCGGTCTGATACGCATAGAGCGTTACGAGTATCTTTACGGCTACACGGCGGCGCAGGTTGAGTTGATGATGCTTGATGCTCCGATTGTCGTTTACAAGGCTGATGACAACAAGCCGAAGCCCGGCGAGAAAGGTTTCACAATGACAGCCGACAAGGCGCGTAAAGCATACGAGAAATGGCTTGCAAGGCAGGAGGAAGACAGGCGGAAAGGCGTGAAATACGACTTGTCTGCACTTATGAAAAACGGCACGAAGGTTCCGGCTGGTCCGGGCAAAGGTGTTTAAGAAGCAACTCTATTTACAACAACCAAAACAAATAAAACCATGGCATTAAACGCATTGAAATTTAGGATAGCCATAGAAGACCATGCTTCCGCTGAGTTGGTCAGGATTGAAAGTGCCTTGAAAAACTTGAAAGACAAGGACATCAAAGTCAATGTTGAGGGTCTGAAGGATTTGACAAATCTGCTTGAAACCTTGAAAGGCAGCAATAGTCCCACCTCCAATGTTGGCGAGAAGTTGGCAAAGGAGGTTGAAACCGCTACGGCTGCGCTGAAGCAACAAGAAAAAGAAGTCAACACGCTTAATGCGCAAGTTGAAAAACTTCAAAAAACTTATGAAAGAATTTCTCAGTTGGGTGTTAAATTTCAAGGAAAAGACCTTGAAAAAGAATTGGAGGCTTCTTTTAGAAACATTCGCCATTGGGAGTATGAATTGGAAAAACAATTAAGTTCTGTTTTTTCAAACGCATTTAAGAATGTTAAATTTGGGAATCTTGCATCCGATAATTTTGGTTTTTTTGATTCGGCAAATAAACTTGTATCTGAATTAAAAAATGCAATGGCCAATGGGAATAAAAAAGAAATTGAAAAGTTCAAACAAACTATTTCTACACAAGCCGTTGCAAATACTTTTAGACTTGGGTCTCCTGATATAAAAGAAGAAATACATAATCTTGAGCAAATTGCAAATGCTACAAAGAAGAATAGCATTGAATATAAAGCGGCTCAATATGCTCTTGAGCAGTATCGTGCAGCCTTGGCGAGCATTCAAGCAGCAGGTTCTAAAAAAACGGCACTATCTGCTTACGACTCTGTTACAAATGCGGCCAATTCACATAGAGAACTTAGAAGGGAAATCGACGAGTTTAAACAACTATCCCAAGTGCAGTCTGAATTAGTTGAGAAAAAAAATCAACTTGAAGCAGCGCAAAAAAAATTAGCTCAAACAACACAGCAGTTGGCGCAAATAACGCAGCAGTCAACGCAGGCAACACAGCAAGAATCTGGTGGAATAAACAACATTAAGTTGTCGGCAACCGAAGCGGCGGCTAACGTAAAAAAACTCGAAGCGGAAATTGTTGCTCTTGAGCAGAAATTATCCAAAGTTCCAACTACAAGCGGTTTGGGATTTAATATTTCTGAGATAAAATCTGCTATCTACGGGAATCGAGAATTGAAGGCAGATTTGGCCGCTGGTGCCGCTTCAAAAGATATGATTGAACGATACAAAGAAGCCATAACTTATAATGAAACGCTTATAGCACAACAATTAAGAAAGGCTGAAATTGCTTCAAAAAACACACAGTTAGAAAACGGAAAAGAACAACTCGACAACCTTAAAAGAAGGGTCGAAGCAGAAAACGAACTTTACCATGCAAAGAAAAAACTGACACAAGCCTCACAAGCGCAAGCCAACGCAGAGAAGCAAGCGCAGCAAGGCATGTCCCAAAAGGAAATTGGGGCAACCATAAGAGCCGCAGTCATTGAAGACCTGAAAAAAAGTTTGAGTTACATTTCTGAAGCCAAGGAGGCCATCAAGGGCGATAGTTTCACAAGGTTTACAGAAAGGGTGAACAATGCCGTTGAGGCCATCAATAAACTCACCGAAGCATTCAGCAAGTTCAAGGCGACCATTGGCAGCAATCAAGACTTGAAAGACCTCCTTTCGGGATGGGGCGCGGCTCTAAAGGAAATCAATGCTGCGATGGCTGCTATCAATGCAGCAAAAAGCAGCGGCGGTGGAAGAAAGAAAGGCGTGTCAGGCCAAAGCAATGAGGAAATCAAGCAAGAAGAGCAAGGACTTATCAAGGTGGCATCCGCTCTTGGCCAAGTCAGGAGTGCGATGGGTGCTGGAGGTAGCGTAAACATCCCTTGGATGGAGAGCATTACCCGTGTTGGCAAGAGCAACATCCAAACTCTTATCAAGGAGCAGGGGCATATCGAGCGTTTGATTGCCATTGCAAAGAAGAGCATTGATTTTGGCGAGGGGCATCCCGTCCTTGGCATGGGTAGGTTGCGTGGAGACCAAATGGACAATTTGAAGGGATTGGAAAACTTGAAGAAATCCATCACCGAGATATTGTATCTTGTCAATCAAGGCGACCAAAAATGGATTCATTTCGTTAACACGGTTGGCTCGTTAAGGACTACTCCTTTTGGCAAGGATGCGATGGGCAACGATGTCACTTTGCTTGGCGGTCACTTTGACAAGTTGACGCATTCTGTTACTGGTACTGCACAGGCTATGCGAACATTGAACAATGAAATGCGTTTGGATTCTAACGTATGGGGCAATTCGGAGCGTGAAACCGCACAACGCCGTTACAATCAAATGCTTGTCGATACGGAGAAACTTTTGCGCAGACTTGAAGAAGCAGGCTCAAAAAGCCATGGTTTGGGGTTGAGTACAACATTGACAAACGTGGGTTCGCGCGATGTTTTCCAATTCCTTGAGAAAGCCTTGCAGTTTAAGGATATGGGTAATTTCCGTGCCTTGAATGAACTTATTGGGCAATTCTCTCGACTGAAGTCAGTATATGGCGAAGTTGCGAGAGAGCAGGAGAAGATGAACTCCAAAACCGAAAAGACAACCACCAAGAAAACGGAGGTTATGGAAACCAACCAGCGTCGTTACAATCAAGCGTTGGAAGCAACGGTTGCTTTGATGAATAGGTTGGAAGTTGCAGGTCAGAGAGGTGGAATGCTTGGTATGGATATGACCAAGACCGCTACTGCATTAAAAGAGGCGCAAGTCTTTTACGAGAGAATGGCATCTTTTGGCAATGCTAAACTTGGTGACAACCATGCCGTCAGCGAATTGATAGCAGGGTTTACCAACTTAAAAATAGCCATTACTCCTGTTATCAACCAGCAAGAAAAGTTGATTGCGCAGCGTGAGAAGTTGCTTGGAATGTCTGCGGAAAGTTATGCACAGGGGAAAGTAAATCTATTCTCCAATCAAAATACGGCTGAAATCCAAAAGCAGATAGATGCCGTAGGTGCATTATACACACAAATCCAAAGATTAGAGCAAGAATTGGCACGCGCGGGTATGGCAATGCAAACCATATCCCCTACCCGGTGGGATGAATTAGTAAAGTCTGGCTTATACAAGAAAGGCGTTTCTTATGAAGCACAAATGGCGCAGTTTCGCAAGGAACAGATTTATCCTGGCGATATGCAGCAGCAGAAGACCGTCATACAAGAAAATCTCGAACGGCTGAGAAGCCTTATTGGTGCATTCAAAGCGGAGGGCTTGGATGTCAGTGGTTTTAAGTCTCAACTTGACGCACTATTTGTTACGTTTGAAAAGTTTGCCGCTTTGCAGCCAATAGATATTGGTCGCAAACTTGGGTTGGAGCATTTGCGCGGTTACACCGGGCCACAGTCCGCAGCCGACGATGCTACATGGGCAAGTATGAAACGTCAGGCTGAAATTCAAGAAGTTGCGGGAGAGGCTGCGAAAAAGCATCAACGCAAACTTGAGGAACTGACAAATGCTTTCGCTCAACATGACGCGCAACTTGCAAAAAGCAGGCGCGTACAAGATGGCGACAATAAGGCAAGGCAGCAAAGCGCAGAAACATTGCGTAAACAAGCACAAGAGTTGGTCAAGGCACGAATGGAATTGTTGCGCTCGCAGGCATCTGATTTAGGTGGGCTTTTGTCAAAAGGTAAAAATGCCCTTGGCATGGAACAATACGATGCCGTGCGTAACGCATTGCGTTCTATTCGTGAAGAAATGCGGCAGTTGGAAACTGCGATGCAGAGGATAAATAGTTATTCAACAAAAGAACTATTTTCTCTTGGAAGAGGCGGCGCAATGGACTATTCTCCGCTTATTTCAAATACGCAGCAACTTGTAAATGCCAAACAACAAGCAAATCAAGCTACACAACAACTCACCTCCGAGCAGCAACGCTTGGCACAAGCGTTAAGCCAATCCAACGAGAAGATTCGCGGTCAGAGCCAAGTCCTCTCCGACTTGAAGATGCTGGCAACACAATACCTTGGAGTTTGGGGTGCGCAAGGTTTCTTGAAGAACATCATCGAGATTGGCGGTCAGTTGGAAATGCAAAGACTTTCCATTGGCGCAATCCTTCAGAACCAATCGCAGGCAAACACTCTCTTCAACCAAATCAAGGGTTTGGCAACACAATCACCATTCGGCGTTGTGGAACTCGACCAAATGACCAAGCAACTTACTGCATACGGGTTCAAGTATCATGAGTTGTTTGATATGACGAAGCGTTTGGCCGACATTTCCGCTGCGACAGGCACAAGTGTTGACCGCTTGGCATTGGCATTAGGCCACGTTCGTTCGGAGGCAGCATTGAGTGGTTATACTCTTCGCCAGTTCTCCATGGGTAACGTGCCGTTGTTGCAGAAACTTTCCGAGAAACTTGGCAAGACCACCAAGGAAATCCGCGATATGGTCAAGAAGAAAGAAGTCAGTTACGAAGACGTGGTTGGTGTTCTGAAAGACTTGACCAATGAGGGCGGTATGTTCTACAACATGCAGGAAGTAATATCAGAGAGCGTCAAGGCGAAGTTCAAGAACGTCAAAGATGCTATGGATATTATGTACGGCGAAATGGCCGAAGGTGGCATTGGTGATGCTTTGAAAGGTGTGGCGAATGTCCTTATGGAGCTGACAAGGAACTGGAAGGATGTTGCTACCGTGATGGCATCGGTTGGCGGCTCTTGGGTGTTTATGCGCACCGTCACCATGCTATACACGCAGACCCTTGGCGCGGCAAATGCCCAAACTCTTGCATCAATCGCAGCGCATAGGCAAAAAGAGGCAGCAATGTTGCGGCAAGCATCCATTTACCGAACATTGACTACCGCAGAAAGGTCGCAGTTGGCAACCTCCAAACTCCTCACCACACAGGAGCGTTTGAGGATGATGCTTGGCAAACCTCTCACCGCGCAGCAGGAATTGAGGGTTTTGTATGCAAGGAAACAGCAAGTCGCAGACCTTACTCTTGCATTGTCGCAGCAGAAGGTAACTGTTGAAACAATTTCAAGAATGGTGGCCTTGAAGAGGCTCACGATGGCAGAGGCTATCCAAATCATCAAAGAGGCTCAACTTGACGCGCAGATAAAAGCAACCGGGTATTCGATGTTGAACAACACGAAGATTTTGTCAGGTTGGCGTTTGGGACTTGCAAAAACGCAGTTGGCATTGTCCGGCTTTGGTGCATCGTTAAAAGCCTTCTTCTCATGGCCGATGTTGTTAATGACTGCATTTACTGCCGTAATCGAGTTGTGGCAGCGCAACAGCCGTGAAATGGAAGCCGCCGACGAACTTGCAAACAGCATCTACCAGCACTCGCAGGAGGCCATAAAGAACACTCGCACGATGATGCAGAACAATGAAATGAGCATTGTCAATGCAAACGGCAAGGGTGTAAACACTGCCGACCTCAACATTTCAAACATATCGAGCGCGAAGATAAAGTTTCCCGAAATCGACAAGGGGGACATGCAGCAAACCATTGAGGAATGGACCACATACATTGAGAACTATGCAGTCAATGCGGGTCAGATACTGAACAATGCCTTTTTCGGTGCAGATGGCTCTCTTCTCTCGTTGGAAGAGCGTTTCAACAACCTCAAAGTTGCGATAGAGGAAGTTGTACTCGCCCAATACGGACTGCAGGATATGGACGTAGTTTTCAGCAATGCAGTAAAGGCCACCGATGGCGGTTGGTTTGATGATAATGTCATGACTGACATCGGCAACTACGAAAAGAAACTCAAAAGTTTCGGGGCAAATGTCGCTACGACTTATCGGAAATATCAAAAAGCCATTGACAACGGCGTTAAGGCCGCTGAAAAGCAATCGGAAACTTTCGCCAATGCGACAAAGGACATGGACACCTACGCTCAAAAGTTTATGTTCTTGGCTAAATATCAGGAAGAGTTTTCTGATGCGTGGAAAGCGTTTGGGGCAAGTGCTGACACAAGCGATGCAATAGATAGATTAAATTTCTCGTTGTTCCACACGACGCAAGATGATATGCAAAATGCTCGTGCGGAAATGGTAGAGGAACTTGATGCTTTCTACGCGCAAGTTACTGCCGAAATGCAGACAAAAGGTGTTGATGTCAACAATATGACAAAAGAGCAGCAGCAGGCTTTGCTCATTGGCTACAAACAACAACTTGAGTCTATTCAAGGTCTTTCCGAAGAGACAATGAGGTGGCTCATGAAACTTTTTGCCAAGCATTTCAATATTCCTTTGAACTTGGACGATAGCAAGTTTGTTCCAAAAGTTAATGAAACAACGCAAATCCTTGACAGTCTTGTCGAGGGTGATTGGACTGTTGTCATAAAGTTTGCCGAACACATCAATGATGCCATTGACGATGCACGTAAGAAATACAAGCAAGCGAAAGATTACTTTGAGAAAGCAAATCCCATCCTTTTAAAGTTTGGCCTTTCTGCAAAGATTGGAACGAAACTTACCGAAGAGCAGATAAAGGCCGCAGTCGCAAAAGCGCCGGAGTTTGTAAGGGAGGCTCTTGAAAAGGCTCTTCGCGGATGGAATGAAATGACTGACATATTCAACAAGTCCAGTGAAGCATCAAAGGCTCTTGGCTTTAGTCTTGAAGACGAAAAGAAAAACAAGAAAGACATTGACAAGAAAAAGAAAGATGCCGAAAAAGCTGCAAAGAAAGAAGAAGATAGGGAAATAAAAGGATGGAAAGAGCGCATTCGCTTGCTGAAAGATGCTCGTTCTTGGTATGACAAGTGGGAAAAGGAAGTTGGTCATTCTGCGGCCTTGGAAAAGGTTCAAGAAATGTTCAAGGGACTTGTCTCAAAGAAAGACATCGAAAGTCTTGAAGCCTACGAAAAGGCTCTTGATGCAGTAATCGCCAAGGCACAGGCAAGACGTGCGAAGAACAAGGGCAAGGATGAACGCGCCGAAGAGGTGATACGCCAGGGCGAGGATGAAAAGGCGCAGATAGCAATGCTGAAGTTCCAGCGCGACAGTACTGCATTTACCTCCGACTTTGACAAAGAAATGGAGCAGTTGACAAGACGCTGGGAAATTTTCAATAGTGTGCTTGATGCTACTGGAGACAAACTTTTGGCTGTCCGTATGGCTGGTTTCCAAAAAGGCGACAAAGATTTCAACGCTCGAAATTCAGCCGACTCTTTGCGCAACAGGCTTGACGCAGCGATGATATTCCCCGGCCTTGACAAAACCATCGACTTTGATGCCGTGTCGAAAATGTCAGAAGAAGACATTGACAAGTATGTAAAAAGATTGCTTGGCGGCACGGAATACGAAAATATGATTGGCGGCATTGCCAAGGGGTTGAAAGAATGGAAAAAGTTGAGCGACGATGTTATAAAGAATGACATTGTTGGCTACGCACAACTTGTAGGTGCAGCCGTTGATTATGGTACGCAGATACAAAAGAACAACAAGGATTTTGACGAGAGGAAGAAAATGTTGCTTTCCTTGCTTGCAATAGGAAAGATAAGCGATGAACATTTTGACGAGGCACTTTCCCAAGCAGCAGCAGAGCGAGACTACAAGAACTACCAACTTAGCCCCGGTTACGTTGAACTGATGACCAACGCATCCGCTCTCACACGCGGTCAAGTGACCAATGCCATTGAGGGTGCGATGGCTCGCCTTAATGACATGTACGACCACAACTTGATTACCTTGCAGCAGTATCGCGAAGAGGTGCGAAAACTTGACGATGTACGGCAAAACTGGGAGAAAAACACACTATTTGGCAAGAACAACGGACTTTCAAGTTATGTCAATGGCGGTGTTAGCGGCCTTCGTAATTGGCTCGTCGGCAAAAAGGAACTTTACGATGCAAGCGGCGAACAAAAAGAGGCCGACAAGATGCAGGAATATATCGACAAACTTGACAATGTATCTGGCAAACTTGGTGACTTTGAGTTTATCATCAGTCTTGTTACTGGTACGTTCGACGGCTTGCAAAGAGCCGCCACTGCATTGTCAACGATGTTTGATGCGCTTGGAAAGGAGGCACAGGCAAATGCTTGGGGCGACCTTGCAGACGGAATTTCCGCAGTCTCTTCCATCTTCGCTCCTGCAAGCGGCATCCTCCAAAGCGCACAAAGGGGCGACGTAGGCGGCATTGTTTCCAATGCCATTGCAGCACCATTTGAAATGATAGCATCCCCGATAACAGGGTTTGCCCAACTACATGACAAGAGGCGTGAACGTCAGATAGATGAACTGAAGCACGAAGTGGAGAAAATCGACGATACGCTCAACCTCATACGGAAGTCAAGAGACAGGTCGCTTGGCTACGATAAAGGTATGTACCGTAAAATGATGGCTGCGATGTATGCAGGTGATAGGTCAAGCAGCGGCAAGGCGATGTACGAATACTACATGCGTGGGAGCAACGGCGAAACAGGTTACGCACAAGAACTTGAAGCCTTGAAGACACAGCGCGAAGAGTATTTGAAGATGTACGACAAGGAGAAATCCAAGAAGAAGGAATCCAAGGAGGCATTGGAAGAGTACAAGCAGAAGATGGCAGAGTTGGATGACCAGATAATGAACTACACGCAGGACTTGGCCAACGAACTTTGGTCGATAGACCTGAAAGGCTGGGCGGACCAAATCGGTGATGCCTTGATGAATGCCTTTGAGAACGGCACATCAGCCGCCCTTGCATACGAGAATGCAGTTTCCGACATCATGCGCTCCGTTGTCAGCCAAATGCTCAAAGTAGGCATTATCGAGCCGATGATGGAAAATCTGCGTGAACGGCTGTTTGGCGAGAATGGAGCATTCAACTACAACGACCCAAGCGGTTCGATGGGAGCGGTGCTTTCGGAGTTAGGTCGTTTCTTCGGCAAGGGAGGTGAAGGGGAACAGATGATGACCGCCGCCGACGAGTTCCTAACTGGTGCCGAGCAGTTGCTGAATGAGAACTACGGCATAACAATGAAAAGCAGTTCGCAGCCTTCGCAGACGGAGGGTATCAAGTCGCAAGCAACGGAAGAGACTGTTGGTATATTGAGCGGCCAAATGGCGAGGATAGCGCAGGACGTGAGCGTAAAGCGCATATTCCTCACGCAGTTGGTGACGCAGCAAATGCCAACGCTCTTGGAACGCACAGAGCGACAAGTGGCAATGACGGAGGTCTCCTTACAGTCGTTAAGAGCGATAGAGCATGCCGTGGTCGATGGCAATGGTGCGATGTATGATGCCATCTATCGAATGAGCCAAAAGATAGACCGAGCAATCACGCCAGATGGCTATATGAAGGTGCAGTAAAGGAAATCCCCACCGCTTTGCAGCGATGGGGATTCTCGGCATGACAAAATAAAAAATTAACCTAAAAAGATGTTATCAAGAGTTGCTATACAAACCCAATTCTTTCTTTACTGATACATTTCCGGTTGTTTCTGCGGATGTACTTTCATCGTGCCTTATGATGGTTATCCTTCCCGTTTCGTCCGTTTCAGCATCCACGGCTGCATTACCTACAAGGTGTACGATGACGAAAGACCTGTTCTTTGCAACAACCTTGGCTTTGGAATTGTCGCAGATATGAACACGTCCAACTGAAAGTCCGTTGTAGCGCATGGTGGATGTTGAAGAACCAAGCAGAACAGATTGGCGAGGATTGACAAGCGACCAAGCATCATCAACGAGTATGGCAGCGTTGCGCAGTTCCTCTTTGGTGAAATTCTCCTTGATGAAAGACTTGTCGGGATAGTTGTGCAAGAGGCAGAAGTCTATTCCGCCCAAAAACTTTTCAAGCATCACATCTTTGCTCCAGTCCTGTTGCCAGTCCTGTTGCCACTTTTCGCACAAGCCGCTATCAACTGCCTTTTGCCGGAGTATTTTGTTAAGTTCTCCCAAATCCATAGTACAAATTTTTGATGCAAAAATAGTCATTAATTCCCAATATTGCAATAATTTGAAAAAAAATATGTAAAATTATTTGATTTTGCCGTTTTTATTCATATCTTTGCCGAAAGATTACGTAGTTTGACAACATGAGACCTCCGAGGCTATATATTATGCAGACCAGTTGGGACGGCAGTACGTACACGAAAGGTAATGTTTGTGATACGTTTGCCGAGTTCAACATCGTGTGCGCCGACCTACCGTTCAAACTATATCCCGAAGCAAAGGAAGTAGTCGCAAAAGATTGGGTTGGAGAGGATGGTGTGGAGGTCTATGTACCCTCTCAACTACGTGTCAAGGACTATGATATGGAGGCGACTTTCCTCTATACTGGCAACAATCAATCAACAATGCGCGAAGAGATTGACGAGTTCATTCGATACCTGCAAGGGCGCATTACCACCGTTGACGATGCCCCCATTGGCGCACGTCTCGCAATATCCGAGGAATACACGCAGACGGGACGCAAAGATGTCGTTTTTGTCAGCGTTGAATTTGACACTTGGTGGGCAAGTCCAGCAGAAGACACAGAGTATATTGCGCGTTTCAAGGTCAAGTTTCACGTATATGACCCTGTGACAAATGTAGGCCAAGTAAAAACGAATGATGTTGTAACTGATTTGACATGGACGTAAGGTTGAAGATATACAAGGCATCGGAGCGCACCGTATTGGCGAACAAGCGGTCGTTTGACGTATCTACGGAGCAATCCGTACAGATACCCTTTGCCTCTGCCTTGCAGCCAAATGTCACTTATGAGGTTGCCGCTGATTTCTATACCGATGCAGACTTTTACTTGGAACTGCGCAATGGGAATACTGTTGTAGCCTCCCTTGACGATACAGGCAACACCCACCACATATCATCCAAGACTTTCCTAAATACCGAAAGCAACATTACGTCGTTATCGTTGCATCTTATCGCCAATGAAAGCGGCATTTGCAATGCGAGGGTGGCGAGTTTCAGACTATCAAGTTATATTTCCTATTCTGAAAACGACCCAAGGTATGTTGCTGAAAAGTGGGAGTTCCATGACACGGTGATGGGCGAAAGATACCTCACCTTTACGGCAAAAAGTCCCATCCCTATAGATTGGAAGATTAACGACTATGCCATCTATCGTGGTCAGCGTTACTATCTTAACAATGTTCCGGCATGTGTGCAGAGAGGCCGCAGCGGTGATGTCGGAGACTCCTATACCTACGAAAATGTAAAGTTAGACGATGAACAAGGGAAGTTGGGTGACTGCATGTTGCTTGATGTCACACCAACTACGGGCGACTATATAGCATCAGAAGGAACAAACTACACGGGGAGCAGCGTGTTTACGTTGTATTGCGCTGAAACTATCGTACAAATGATAGACTACGACGGTAACGCTCACAACGTACACATGTCGCCCGTCGAGTACCTTGCTGGAGTGATGCAATCCAACCTCAACCGCCTTTATCCTCGTGATGGATGGAAGGTGCTGGTAAATCCCGAACTCCCTCACCTTGACGATAAGGTGATTTCGTTTAACAAGCAATATGTCACCGATGCGTTGTCCACCATTCATAATGAATGGGATTTAGACTACATCGTTGTCGGCCGGACCATCCGTATCGGCTATACGCTTAACAACGTAACAGACGATGGCAATGGCAACGAACTTACTTTCGGATATGGCAAAGGCTACAATGATGTTGGTGACGATGGCAAGGCTTTGTTTAAAATCAAGCGCAATGTAAACAACTCGCAGAAGATTGTCACGCGGTTGAGGGCGATGGGTTCTACGAAGAACATGCCGTACCGATACTACAACAAGAAATACAACTTGCCGCAGACGATGTTTGTGCAGAACTTGCAGTTGCCTGACACTTTTGAAACACCCGCTACCAAGACAACAAGGAATGCGCAGAGGGATGCTACATACGGCATAGGAGAAGACGGCTATCCTAATTTGCGGTATGTCCTTGGCGATTCAAACGATGCTTACATTGACAAACAGGATGATGCTGAAAACTGCAACGACGGAGTTCGTGAGGGTGCTGCGTTTTGGGATGGTTCCGACTCCGACTTGGAAGAAATCTATCCTACCATCAAAGAGGGAACATACCTTGAGTTAAGAGGTGCTGCAATACCCGACAAAGATGGTGTGACTGGCAGTACTGCATACCCGAACTATGGAGATATTGAGCGCATAGACGAAATACTCGCAATAGACGAGCAGACCACCAACATCGGTGATGGCATTCTTGCAGAGGGCGACGTGTCAAGTCAACAAGAACTGGCTTTTAATGTCGCTCGTTCCGAAAAGACGGAGATTGTGACAAACCCCGAACAATCAGGAAGTACTTACACTTGGAAAGGCGAAATTGTTGAATTGTTCACCGTTGATGTTGAGCAATCGCCAGGCACTTACTTGATGGCTGCAAGCACTTACCGCGTTGTGTTCTGCATCAAGAGCAGCGTTACGCGCAGCACACCTCCGTTGCTTGGTTACGAAATGAACCTTTGGGAAGTGCCATCGGACGGGACATCACAACGGCATTTAGGGACATACCAAAAATACATTTCTGCTGCGAATAGCGGTTTCACTTATGTCATTCTTCCTGACCTCCCCGACCTGCGAGAAGATATGAAAACTGGTGAGCCGCCAAGGACGCAAATTGAGAAGATTGAACTTTCAAAGAAATCCACCGTTCGCGTTATTATTCAACCGATGATGAAAGCCAGCAATGTCGTTTCAGGAGAAACAATAACGTGGAGCATTGTATCTACAACCGAAGATGTTGTGCCTACATACGTTTGGAAGCCGACGGCGGCAAGCGACCTTTTTGTCAATCAGCCGTTCTACCTTTATCTGAAGGATATGGGCATTGACATGAAGCACTTGCAGACAACTGGGGACGATGCCGTTATACACCTCAACACAGGGCAGTGCGGAGGAATGGAATTTAAGTTCAATCCGAACAACGTAGAGGATGCAGTCATTGACAACAAAAAAGGATGGAAAGTTCAAATCAATGAGCGTTTCATCGACAAGGCAATCAATGTCTATTATCCAAATGCCAATAGTTCCATTCTGCCAGGAGACCAGTATGTATTGCTTGGAATAGAGTTCCCTGAACTTTATATCAAGTTGGCAGAGTTGCGCTTGCTTGTCGCAGCAACGGAATACCTTGCAGACAACTGCGAGACAAAGTACACATACGAGCCGGAGGTGAGCGACATCTACTTGCAGCAAAATATTGATAGATGCGAGGCGGCAGGTGACATCACAAAGTCAATATATTGGAACTTGTACGCTGGCTACAAGTTTTCCATGCGTGGCATACCAGCGGCAGATGGAGGCCCATTGCCATTCATCAACAATATCACCATTCAGACAATCACCATCAAGGAGGGTGAAAAGCCCATACCGCAAGTCGAGATAGTTTTGAATGACGATATTGAACAAAGTACCATAAAGCGTCTTACCACTTCGGTCGATAGGATATACAACAGCATTTTTAGCGGTGTTGGAGGAGGCGGAATTGGCGCGACAAGATTAGCGCAGTTGCTTGACACGCTTATAGCATCGCCGTCAAATAATCAGATACTTGTTTGGAATGGCACGGCATGGGAGAATGTAGATGCCGACTATTACAATTTCATATCGTCTAATAGTGACGGATTAGCCAACTGGCATTTTCGCACAGGCGACCATGATGAGGTGGACTTTACTCACCTCCATCCTTTCTCTGACATTGTGAGTAGGCCAAACTCTCTTGCAGGGTACGGCATTGCTTCTACCGACGCTCTTTTTGCTGCAATCACCGCTGGTTTTGCAAATGCCTTGAAGACACCACGTTTATTGTGGGGGAACCTCTTTGACGGCACAGCAGACATTGACGGAGCAATAACAATTAGAAACGGAGAGCATACAGTCACCATATCTGTTGACGAAAACGGATGGCTTAAAATTAACGGCGACATGTATGCGACAGGTGCCGTATCATCATTAGGGAGGGAGCAGTCATGAGCGTGAACGGAAAAATCATAGTGCCTCCTGTGTCGATGGATGATGTGAGAGCTTGCATCAGTTCCCGCCAAGAAGAGTTGGAGCAGTTGTGCAAGAGCAACAACATCAACAAGTGGGCGAGATACAAGCCAGTAAGATATGCCAAGAAAGGCCGCTTGACAGAAACGGAGTTGAAGAGCATACACTATGGCCTTACTCCGATAGAAAATGATTTGTTGCTTGATGTGTTATTGCCTGATAGCGGCCATAGCATCGGTGACGAAGGCTATACTTGGAAAGAACTTGTTTCGGCAAGTCACGAATGGTCATATACTCGCCCAAACGGAGGCATCGCATCTTCTTATCGCCTTACCGACTTTGCTCCTGCGGACGGAGGAATGCAATGGGGTTACAAGCATGACACGTTGCCCCCAATGAGCGGCTTTGGTTCATTTGACATATCATTGAGTTACGTTTCCAGCATAGCAGAAAACACAAACGTATCGGTGAGCGCAGGAACAGGCGGCGAATTGGGCAACTATATCGTGAATACAAACGACGGCCTATACACCAACTTTGCTGCACGTATTGGCGATGGAAGTCAAGACACCATCAACTACACAGACACATACACGCTACCAATTACGTACCTTTTGGAGAGCATATATGGCCAGTCGTATTATAGAATAGGACTTGTGGCCATTTCTCCATTGAGCGAAAAACCAATGCTTGTGGTTGGCGCAAAGACATTCTACGAAGTGTCGCAAGGCAGTTACACTACACAGACATTGGTGCAAGCCGTATGCCCAACCCTTTGCAGCAACCAACTTTTATGCAAGGAGATAGCCGAATGGTTCGTCTCAAACCCAACAAAACGGCAAGTAGAGTTGAAAGCAGTGCCAGTAATAGTTGCAAACGCTTACTTTACTCGCGTACCACGACAGGGTTCAAACATCCCATACGTCGTTGCCGTTGCATCTGACATAGAGAGCAATGTTACCGCCATTTACTCGGTGCCAAGTCAGTCAAGTGAAATATCCATCATTGTTAGCGACGATGGCGGTGGGTTGCTGCAAAATTACGAGATAGGCATTGTTGGCACGGACAACTATGTACCATACGCAGGCGGCGCATCATGGGGCAGAGTTTACATCAACAAAGCCGTGTTGCGTTATATCGGAATTAACACCCTGTCTTCACCGAAGACCATCTATTATAAGGCTTCCTACACCTACGTTAGCGGTTTCAAAGGGCAGACGCCCATTGTCACTTC